AGGATCAGTTTTAGATTTAACTACTTCATCTTTTGGTTTGAAAGCATCATCTCCTTCTATAGTTTCTTCTGACTCGTTATCTAAAGAAAACTCAGAGGAATAATTTTCATCTACTCCAATAGATTCTGCTCTATATTTAGAGTCAGTAAACCCGAATAATAAATCATAAAATACGGGTTTTCCTGTTGCATCTAATTTATACCCTTTATTAACACTAAAATCTTTTTTATCTTTTAATTCTTCTGGAGTATTATTCTTAATAACTTTTATTACTGAATCTTCAGTTTCTCCTTCTTGTTTTTGTTCCTTAACTGTTTTTACTTCAGGTACTTTATCTATATATGATAAAGCTGCTTTCATATAGAATGTAACTAATAGTCTAGTAACATAATTCTTATCTAAATTATTAAAATTAGCAATTAATTCTGACAATGCATCTACATAATCCTTTTCAATATCCTTATATAAATCGTAAGGTATATACACAGAATAGTTTGTTACTCCATAACTTAAGCCAGAAGTAATTAAGTTGTACAATACAAAGTTCCTTTGCAAATCAGAGAATTCACTATCTAAGTTGGTAGGAGACATATTAGAGAAGTTATATTGCCACTTACCATCTTCATCTTTATAGAATCTTTTTAAGTTCATAAATCCTTCTACTATTTCTAATACATCTGACTCATTAAATGATAATGTATTTACCATAGTTACTTTGGAAGATTTATATTGTTTATTATAATCTACAGTAATGTACTGTAAAAATTTGTTATCTAGTTCCCCAGTTGCATCATCTTTTATAAGTCTAAAGTAAAATTCTCTTAAAGATTTAACATCTTCAGTGAATGTTCTAGTCCAAACTCTAGTAGATTTAATATTCATGCCTTTAAACGCTATATTAGATAGCAAGAATCTAGCAAACTCTCTACGCATATTAACCTTATGTTTAGACTCACTAAAGTCAGATTTAAATCCTACTTTAGTAGTTACTATTGAGTTAATATTTGGATTGTGTATTAGTATTTCATTTCTTATACCTTGTATAGCTTCTTTAACTGTTCTTAGTGCAGTATATACGTGTGGATGATTTATTAAAATATGAGATATATCCATGATATGTCCTACACCTGATTTTTTTACTTCAGGAATCATATCAAGTTTCTCATTTAGATCGTTCATTAGGGTATGATTATTCTCTGCAAAATTAACTTCAGGAAAGACATAATTAATTTTAGAATCTAAAGTTTCTAACCTATCCATGTCTGTAGGAATATCTCGTAATGGAGTTAGCAAGTCAGAAATTAACTTAACAAAATTACCAAAGTTATTCCATGTCTGTATATTCTTTAATAACGAAGCTTGAATAGTTTGTTTCCTAGCTATTTGTTCTGGAGTAAGAATAGATTCTTTTTCTAATGTTAATAACTCATCTAATATTTCAAAAGATAAAGTTATAGGTGTATATTCAGATAAACTGATACCTAATTCTTTAGCTATTGTAGATGCCCCTGTTTTAACATTTTTAAATTCATCAGAAGCTAATCTTCTCCATATAGAGCTGCCAGACATTAAAGCAAAATCTCCTACTGGAAGACCTAAAGCAAATATAGAGGCAACTATGTTGGCATTCTTAGAGTTAATTCTAAATTTATTTAATGCTTGATCTTTTACGTTATCTATCGCTAAGTTAACTAAGGAATCTAATATTTGCCAAGTAAGTGTATTACCACGTAATGTATTATCTCTAATTTGATCTAATTTGTATTCTACCCCCTCTATATTCCAGTTAGTTATATATTTATCTTGTATTCTAGATTTTAAACCGGCTATAGATTTAGCTAAGATTGCAAACACTTTAGTATTATTAGCAAACACACCAGTAAGCTGCATACCTTCTGAGACAGATTCATGTGATTTTAAAGAATCTTCAGCTTTAGTTAAATCCATAGGAACATCAAAAGGAGATTTAGCATCTGGATCATAAGCTATTAATCCTCGTTCTCCTAGTAATAACAAACCTGATTTTTCTCCTGCTACATCTCCAGAATCTTTAACAAAAAGCTCTTTAGATATAGGAGCAGCCATCCTATCTGCATTCTTAGGGTCAGTAGTTACATTAATAAAAGAATCTATAATAGAGTTAGAAGCTAATTTTATCTGAAGTTCTCTTAACTTTCTTTCAGTAGCAATATCTGGATTAGCATCTAATGCTGCTTTGATATTTTCATTCCAAGTATCAAAATCATTTTCATATCCTACGATTTTATTGTCAATGTATACTTTCTTTTTTCCTATAATTTCGTCTTTACCAAATACCTTATTACCTATAATAGTTTCTTTATTCAATACTTCTGGAGCCAACATAAACAAGGAGTCTACGTCAAAATCAGAACCATGAATAGGAGATATTTCTTTAGGTGCTATAATTACGTTTGTATTTTGTGTATCGTAAAAATCTACTACTTTAACAGTCAATGCAGAGTGAATCTCTGTTGAAGGAATACGGAATGCTATTAAAAATACTTCTCCACCATTCCTAACTATAACTCTTTGTTCTGGAGTTAATAGCCCCATAGGAACTATAGCTTCAGCTATTGCTCTACCTTTATCGTCTCTAAAATACCTTAAATATTCTGTTCTAGGGTGTTTATTAATTATATCTTTTATATCTCCTGCTTTAGATATACCTTCAGTGGTTTGTAGAATAAGCTTACCACCACGCATCCTAATATCTATAATGTTTTTTCTCATTAAAGAAGCTATTTGAATTATAGCTTTAGGCTCTATTGCTGGATTATTTAAAGAAGAACCTTGAGATAGTAAATGCTGTATTCTTTCTGCACCTACTCCACCAAATGAACTTAATAAAAGTTGTTTTAAACTCCCTTTACCCTTAAAGATAATTTTCTTTATCTGATTTATTTGAGATATTCTATTATAAATATTTAAAGAATCTTCAACATTATCTTGTAATAAAGACATCAGATACTCTAACTGTGTAGGTTGTGCTACTGATTTAAGAGGCTCTGAAGTAGGATTAAACTGAAATCCAAAATTATTATTATCTAATTTTAGTATATGAGATTTAGGCACTAAGGTATCCTTAGGAAAATTCCAATCTATAGCTTCTCCTAAATTCATAGTGTTAGCTGGAGTACCTAATTTAATTGCTGAAGAGAATACTAATTCTCCAACAGAATTGGCTTCCATAGCATCACGTATAGCTACTAATTCTGGATATTTACCTGCTGGATTTAAAGTGGTAATACCTAATAAAGAATCAGTTAATACTATAGAAGAATATTTTAAATAAACTGGTTTAGCAATAGGTAAATATAATTGGAATTCTTCTTTATCATTTTTAGATAAAGGATTAAATGTAAAACTACCATTAACATCTGCTCTTAGATAAGACATATCTGCAAGAGCTTTTCTTGCTTCTGCTTCTGTCTGATAAGATGAGTGTGGTTCAAAAACTGTGTGAATACCAAAGTGCATAGGCTTCATCACGTTACCTAAATGGAATTCAAAACTGAATCCTCTAGATAAATCATTCCATCTATTAGGATGCATAAATCCTGCACCATCAGTTACTTTGTAACCACTTGTTTCAAATAAATCTATTATTTTATCTATTCTTTCTTTTATCTGGTCTGCACTTAAATTCATATTAGAGTAAAATCCCTCTAGGAAAGTCCTAATAGAAGGTTGACTAGCAGATTCAGAATTTAATGAAACTTCAGTATCATTAACAATCCATGCATTATAAGTTTCAGAAGAACCATTTTTACCAACTCTAGGTTTTATCTGCGGACCATTAGCACCAGATTGTCTTTTAACAATGTCTACAACTCCTTTTTTATAGTATTCAGGATTACCTGATAATAGCTCATTTAAGAAGTAACCATTAATCATATTATTAGCATACCATACACTAAATAATTGTTGAGTATCTTCTACACCAAAGCTTTTAACTAATGCGTCTGTATTTTCAGGAAACTTGATACCAAGTTTCTCTAATGTAGGAAATACAGTTTTAGAATGAGCAATTATAGCATCATATACTTCTTCAGCGGCCTTTTGCCTTAATACAATATCTGAACCATCTGTGTTTAAATATGATTGAACTAAATTAGATTGTTTATAGAAATCAGCATTTAAAAACCTCAACTTAACCCCTTCTATATTTTTCATATAGTGGAATTTATCAATCATAGTTTGTATAGCCTCTAAAGAAGTAGTCTTATTAAGAACATTAACTTTTACAGTGCCTATTCTTGCACCATCAGAAGGTTGGTAAGTAAATTGATAGTAAGTAGCTTTTTCTGGATCAGATTCTAAGTTAGATAAAAATCCATATAAGAAGTTTCTAGACCACCAAAACTTAGATGTCTCTCTATTAAAATTCCATGACTTATTAGTAAATAAGTTCTTAATAGAGTCATGTATTTCTATTTTAGATTTTATTTTATTTATACCGTTTACAAATATATTATTTTGATAAACTGGTGTATATATAAAATCAGGCATTAAGTGAGACTTAATAGAAGACAAATCTGTACCTCCTCCACCAAGAAACTTAGTAGAGTTATTTTGAGGATGGAATGCTTTTCTAGTATAATATAAATTCTTAATTAGTCGTATTGCAAAAGAAGATACTGTATGTTTAAATATTCTATTATTTTCAGAATCTATAACTGATGTTGGGCGTTGTTGTTTATTATCCTTAGATAATATATTAGATATTTTCTTAAACCTAGTTGTATGCCCTTCTATAGCCCACTCTAAAATAATAGCTTCTTTCTCTTCAAAACTTAATTCTTTCTTTAGTTTAGGGGTTAATTCCCCAATATGGTTTTTTATCTGACTTAAAGTTCCTACAAATTCTAATATTTCAGTATCTTTTAATCTTAATATAGATGCTATATGTGGTAATCCTAAAGTATCCTTAATAAAGTTTCTAACAGAAATCAAGTCAGAATTAGGTATAACAGAACTAGGTGTAAGTTTACCTTTGATTATAGCGTCTGCAAAGCCTCTTTGTAACTGGTTTCTAATATCTTGAGAAGTAGTAGTTTCAGACGGGTTTATGTACTTTACTATATATTTATAACCTTTTCTTCCATCTTCAGTATAAGATTTGTACTCTACAGTAGCTTGTAAATAATCTCTTTCATCTAAGGAACCTAAGTGATTATGTAGTGCGTTTAAAACATTTATAGCTATAGTGTGTTGGTATATATCATTGAAATCTTCTATAGTAAACTCAGGTCTTTGTTCTTTAATAAAATTAAATAATTGTTGCATAGTATCTGTACTATCTTTAGCCTCAACTACTTTTCTAGACCAGTTAGCATTTTTAGTAGAGTAAAGTACAGCAGTTGGTCTACCACTTAAATCTCCTGTATCAAAAGTAGATACATATGCACCATAGTAAATTTTATTAGATGTAGGATCTTGATATACCCTTATAGCTACGTCATTAAATTTAGTTCTAGTACGTAATGCAGATTCCATTACTTTGCGTAAGTTAGTTAATAGAGCCTCACCCCATAAGTTTAAGTTTTCTTTTTGGTGTATAGTGTCTATAATGTCGTGCATAGACTCTAATGACAGGTTAGATAAATCTATGTACTTAGCAAACCAATCAAGCATAGTCCTAAAAGCACAAGAAGAATTGACGTATCCTCTTAAGTCATAAGGATCACTAGAATCAGTAACTTTAATAAATGCTAAGAAGTCTTTAACAGAAGTAGAAATTTTCATTTCTTGATCTTCCATCTCATCTACAACTGTTTCATTTCTTAAGGAATCAGAATCTTGAACTATTTGTAACTTCTCTTCCATAGTGATAAACTCACTATCATACGCTTTACCTATTTTATTGACGTAATCCATATCTAAAGACCAGTTAGGGTAAATAGATTTAATTAACTTAATAATTATAGGACTAGTACCTTCTCTTCTATGAGAAATTAAAGAAGTCAAACCATTTACAATAGCTTTATAATTTTCAATCTGTACCCTTACTTGATCTAAATTACTTTGAAGTTCTTTAACTAAATTAACATTAGCTACTAAATTTAAGCTAGCTAATCGTATATCAATTATTAATTGATCTTGTTTAGCTTCTTCTTTAGATAATCTATCATTTATGATTTCTAGTTCAGAATCTATTTCAGTTCTAATTTGCATTAGAATCTCTTCTCTAGACTTAACCAGTTTACCCGGTACTATTTTACTATGCTCATGAAACCTAGACATAATCCAAGCCTTAGCGTTAGAGTATGCACTAGAAGAACCAAAGTTTTCTAATATAAAAGAATAATTTGCAGTATAGTTAGTGTCTATTCCTTTTACTTTTTTAGAGAAATAACCAGACCTGATTAGTTTTTCAAGTCCCTTAATATCTTTCTTGTTAAGTACAAAGAAATTAAATAAAGCTTTTGCTTGCTGTATAAAAGAAATATTAGAACTTACATCTTCGTATATATGAGCAAATGCGTGTTCTTGTTGTTTATCTGTTAAGTCGTAGAAACTATTTCCATACTCTTTTTTAAGAGCTTCGTTAAATCTCTCTTTCCATCTAAAAGACATACCATACTTATAAAGTAAGTGCATTACTTCGTGAGATAATATCTTTTTAGATAACTTACTGTTGCTATCTAAACTTAACTCAATTGCACCGTCTACTATTCTTCCTAATAAAGAAGTATTATTAGTAAGCTGTGCATTAATAAGTTTAGGTATAAATTTTAACCAAGAACCTACACCTTCTATTTTAGCATTAGGTAGCCAAGCTCTAGTTATATTTTTAGCTTCTTCTATAGTAATTAAATCTTGAGGTTTATCTAACGTAAAAGCAGCATCGCTCTCTAGATTTAACTTTTTATTTAATTCTTCTAAGGTAATTTGTTTACCCTCAACATTCCATGTACATTCCATTATTTGCAGGATTTTTTATAAAATTCTTGTTTTACTAAATCGTCAGTTAACCCAAAAGATTTACCTCCAATCATAGCTTTTAATTCCTCTTCTAGTGTTTCTTTTTCAAAATCACTTCCTTCGTCATATTGTATTTTAAGACTATTAGCCATGTCACTGTCTATAGATAACTTAGTTAACATCTCATCTAATGGGTGACTTTTAATTTCATTAGTTGTTTCAAATGTTTTTAAAGAATACTGAATGTATTTTTCTAAGGATGCATAAGTAGCATCATATATAGTTATAGTATCTTCTTGTATTCCAAATAGTTTTAATACTGCGTCCGCTATTTTTTTAAATATATATTTTACAGAAGGTAGCAAATTTTGCTTACTAGCTAATTTAATAAAGTTAGCATCAACTACGTTTGCAACAAACTCTCTTATATCTAATTCTGAAGGAGTATCTGATACTATCTTCATTAGTGCAGTATTAGATTTAGCTTGCTCAAATATAAATTCTAATTCTTCTACAAATTCTTTTTCTTCTGTTGTTAAAGTTTCTCCGTCTTCTTCTTTATATAAAACATCTAGAGTAATAACATGAATAAACTCATGTAATAAAACTTCTGGGTTAGCTATTATAGCAGGTATATCCCAAGTAAGTATTTTACCTTCTTTATTTATAGCGTCATAAGTAATTCCTCCACCATTATAGAATTTCATTTGTTTCCAAGCAGGAATTTCATAAATCTTTGTATCATCCCAAGCTGGATGCTTTTTAAACAATTCTACTAAAGCTTGTGTATGTGGAGGTCAATTAATATCTAAATCAGATAACTTAACAGACTTTCCTCTATTGTTTGGATCTAATCCTAAGTTAAGCTTTTCCTGATCAGTCATTTGAGGTGGAGCGACTGGGATAGGGTTAGAAGTCTGTTTTACTTCAGTTTCTTTAGGAATCTGTATAGATAACTTAGATGCAGTTACTCCAGTAAACTGAGTCTCAAATAACTTCTCAGCTAGATTTCTATCAGCTTCAGTATGCAATTTTCCAAAGTTTCGTACAGAAGAATTACTAAATTTACTGTCTATCTTTTTAGCATTACGAACAATAGGTATTCTAAAGTTGTATTGACCATTATTATTTTCTAATAATTGTTCTATATCTTTTTCAGTCATTCCATTTGTAGAAGCTCTATTCATTAAGTTTAATGCTTCAATTTCTAAATTTGCTTTCCATTCTTGAGCTGCTTCTAAACTACCAAATACACTTAATAAACTAGGATTATTAGCTGCTACTGAATTAACTATAGCGTCAACTACTAAGACTAATGCTAAAGGAGTTTCTCTTTTAGTTTCTGAATTTTGAGTTGCAAAAGATAGAGTACCATCCGTCTTAAATATAAAATCTATATTAGATTCGTCATATGTAGTACCATCTAATAGTTCATCGGATTCCCAAGAAGACATACTACCTTTAAGTGCATTTAAAGCCTCATTTGTTTTTTCATCTCCTAAAGCTCTAAATAATACATCTTGTAAGCTTTTCTCTAATAAAGTTTTAATATCTTTCTTTGTTTGAAAATCTACTAAACCTGTAGCAAACAAAGATTTTGCAGCTCTATAACTAAACTTCTTACCGCTCTCTACCTTATTCCTCTCAATAGTCATTGATAATTGAGCATTTGCAGAAGCTATTAAATCAAAATCCTTTTGAATTGGCCCAGCACTTCTAGTAACTCTAGCAGCCTGCGCTAATGTACCTTGCCCTGCTGCATCTTTTTCGTAGTATAATACTTTAGAATTATCTTCTAATTGTAATTCTTTTTGAATATCTTCTATAGTAGCATTAGGATTTTTAGTTAAGTATAAGTTCATTTGTTTCTCTTTCAGTTTTACTGAAGGAACAAATTGCCCTACTGCTGCTGCATCTTTACTTAACAACTGTTTATATTCTGCAAATGTAATATATTTATTACTAACAGAAGAACCATACACTAATGGAACTATTATATCTAGATTATCTTCTAATTTTTGTAAATCTACATTAGTAAAATTAAGCTCGCTAAAAGTATTGAAATCAAATTTATTAGCTTTGTTTACAGAGTATTCAAACTCATTTTTATCGTTTTTAGTTATTTTTATTTCATATGCTTTTTTAGCATAAGCGTCTAATAGTCTATCAAATTGCCCTTCTTTTACTACTCCATTAATTATCTTCCTATCATTTAATTTAAATTCTGGAAATATAGATTTTACTTGTGTAAAAGCTTTATAAAATTCAGTAATCCTATTTACAGCAGTATCTATATAATCAATTCCTAAGTTAGAATTATATTGTTTAGGATCTAGTCTAATAAATATAGGTTGATGCCCTTTAGATGCTGATCTTTTTGCTTCCCAAGATATATTATCTATACGTAGATAAGGAACGCCTACTTGTAACTTAAAGTTTTTTAGTCCTATATCTTTAACTTGTTTAGCATCATAAATTACTACAGATATATCTGGGTCTTGATTATTAGTTGCTTTAGACCAATTAATTGGGCCGTTAAGATATGTAGAGAATATATGACTAGAAGGAATTAAGTTTAGTAAACCTTTAGCCCCTGTAAAGAATTCTGTAAAGAACTTAGGAATTATCGTATTTAAAGACAACGGATTTTTAGTGCCGTCAGGCATATGTATTTTAAGCTTAGAATTTACTGTTCCTGCTTTAAAACTGGCCATAGCTATACTATCTAAATTTTTAGCTTCAAAACCTCTTCTAGCTGCTGGAGTAAACCCATCTATATTATATACTGGCTTAGATAATAAGTCGTTCTTTAAAATATGTTTACCTAGTGGAGTGGAATCTTCAAATTCTTCTTTACCTAATACAGCCACAGGATATACTAAATTATTAGAGTTATAATTTTTATCTTTTGCTACAAGTAATCTTAAGTCACTCGTTGTTGATCTTAATATATAGTATGTAGAGTAATCTATATTACTATTCTCTGGGCTAGATAACAAGTCATTATCTGGATACATTATAAAATGTTCTTCCCCATCTACAGTTAGTGGTGGAATAAACATAGGTTCAGTAGGTATTGGTTCTTCAGTATCTTCAATTACTTCTGATTCTTCTTCTGCACTTTCTTCTTCAATTACAGGGTTTTGAGCTACAACAGTAGTTTGTGGAGTGGCTACAACTACGGGAGTAATATTAAATAACGAAGCTAAAGAATTTAATCCTGCTACATATTCTTCTTTTATAATTTTAAAGTCTTCTGCTAATGAATTAGCATCCGCTTCTAAAGTGTCTGAATGTAAACTATCTGCATTATAACCAAAAGTAACTACACCTGCAAACTTAATTGCTCTACCTATAGATGTATATAAAGCAGTGTTGTATTCTGGTTGAGTAAATACTGTATTATAAGCATTTCGTTGACTATTATTGATTGCTATATAGACTTCTTCTGCTTCTATACCTTGAACAGCTACATAATTTAATACCCTAACATTTGGATCTAATCCTAATTGTTGGTATCTTATTACTTCTGCATCATTAGCTACAATAAGAATTCTTTTTCTAGCCGAAGGTCTTTTTAGTATTTCTACAACATCAGTTTCACTTACTTCTTTTACTCCTAGGGCTGTACTAGGGTCATTTTTTAAATCTGTTACAGTAGCTTTATTGGATGTAAAATCTACAGAACCTACTGGATTTAATTTGTCTTTAAATGCTAAAGCAGCATTTGTTATAGATGCTATATTAGTTCTATAAACTATGGATAGTGGAGCTGTATGATATACGTGTTTCTCTGTAGCAGCTACGTGAACTACTCCTGATCTGTTTTGAGATTCATCCCCAGCTAGTATAACTTTTATTCCTTTTTTATTTGCTTCATTTACAAGGTTAGCTACTTCATCATTAGTTACAGCTAACGACTCATCTAATACTATTAATTTCTTATTATCTAAAGAATTTAAATTACTTAATATGCTACTGATAGTATGTACTCCTTTTTTACCGAATATAACATCATTGAGTTGGTCTGTAGTCGTAGTATTATGCCCTAATAGAATAACTTCATCTTCTTTAAATAAATTTAAAGCTATACCTAATTTTACTAAATTATTAAGAACAACTTTAGTTTTTCCTGTTCCAATTATACCTTTAATAGTAGCAGCATTAGAATATAATATATTACTATTCTTTATAGTAAACCAATTAAGAATTTCATGTATTAAAGATTTTTGTTGAAAAGTAGGAGACTTTTCTGTAGTAGACATTTTAACTTCAGCTTCGGTTAAATCTTTTAGCTTTAAAGAAGAATTATTAGTAGTAATAATTTGACGTAAATTCAAATTGTACTTATGTTGCTTCATAAATTCTCTAAAAGAGTTAGCAACATTATCTCTAACTTGTAAAGGTATATCTGAAAAGTTAGATTTCTCTAAGTGTGATTCCAATTTTAGAATATCTAAATTAGTTTGAAATTCTGCCCATGCTGTAGTAGATTTAAATTGATCTGGAAACAAATAGTAAACAATTTGAGATAATAAATAATTAGGATTAGTTACATAGTTTTCTATTATAGATGGAAAGCTAGTTATTGCTGATGCTGTCCTAGTTGTATTTTCCCTATATAAAGTTTCTATCCTAAGAGAAAAAGCCTTATTATCTTTTAATTGGTCTAGTATATGTAGTAACTTATAGTAAGCATAATCGTCTGTATATATTAATTCTAAATCTTTATCTTGTAGATTTAAAGTAGATAATAATATAGATTTAATTTCAGAGTCTTCAAATAAAGACTTAATAGATACTACTTTATCTAATTCAATTCTTTCTTGAAAAGCTGCTCTAGATTGAGCTTGGTTTAATAAAGATTGAAGAATCTCTTCTAATTGTTTTACTATTGCAGTTACTTTAGATTCTAATAGAGGCTGTAAGTTTTCTAATTCGGATTTATCTTTAATATCTAATAAAGCAATTTTAGCCTTCTCTAATTCAGCTTTTACTGTAGGTATTTCTTCTGCTAAATCTTCTTTCAAAGCTCCAAACTCATAAGAGTTATTTACAATAGATATACCATTAGCTAAATACTCTATAAAGAATCTATTTAATAGATACGGTAAACTAGATGTATTAGATTCTAATCTAGAAAAAGAAGATACTTGCTTAGTATATTTAGTTTTTAAAGAATTAAGATTGTTTAGTTGAGCCAACTTACCTTGTATTTCTATATATCTAGGTTCTAATTCAGGCTCCTCTATGTTATCATCCGACTCTAAATCAATTAATTCATTTTCTAAATCATCCTTTAAAACATCAATTGAATTAAAAATATCATCTATAGAATCTATAGGAGCTAATAACTGAGAATCGTTAATATACCTAGTTAAAAACCTCTCATACTCTTCAATATTATCTTCTGTTAAATCATCTATGTCTTCGTTTTCAGCTAAGAACAATTCTTTATTTCCTTTAGCTCAATCTACTTGATCTTTTAAAGGTATATCTAAAGACTGCTTAGAACCGAAGCTTCTAGCAGTGTTAGTATTTTGAACTTGAGAAGACAACTTAGAACTTAATTCAACACTCTCTGTACCTTCTATAGCTTCTAGTTGTTTAACTTTTAAATCTAAAACTTTTGATCTATAGAGTAAAGCATCTTTAGCAGACTTATCTTTTTCTTTAGCTATTTCTTCGTTTAAAGCTCTTTGTTCTCTTTTTAATTGTAATAAAGGAAATATTTGCTGTTTATAAGCTTCTTTTATCTTATTCTTATTTTCTTTTAAATCTAATAGTAAAGCTTTTTTATCTGTAATTAAAGTAGTAATGCCTTCTTTTGTTTTATCTGCCGCAGTTAGAGATAATTTTTCTAATGCTTTTATCTGTGCTGAAGTTTTAAATAAAGTCTTCTTCATATCAATATTGAATTGACGAGAATCATCTTCGTTATCAAAATCATTTGCAGAATAAGAATCACTTTCTACTTGGTCATATAAATCCATATATGCCATTACTTCACTCTTACGAGTCTGAAGTTCTACAGCATCAGCATTATCTTTTAACTTGTTAGTTATGATATAATCAATATCTTCTTTAGTTAAGTTATTTACTTTAGCATAAGTAGCTATACCATAAGCAGAGTCAGATAAAGCATCTTGTACTGCATATTCGTGATGAGTTTTATCTCCTTTAACAGAAGCTTTAAATGCTTGATCAAATAAGAATTTTTGATATAAATTATTGAATCCTTGATTTCTCCATTTAGTTTTGTCTACTTCTACTTCACCTGTCTGTGGATTAACATAATTTATTTTACCATCATCTGTTTTTCCAAATTCTTTTAAAATAGAATTATATCTATCAGGTAAAGACTTTCCAGTATTAGCTAAGTAATCAACATAATTATTTATATTTCCTTGGTAAGCTTTTAATAAAGATTTATTAAAATTAGATCCTTCTCTATCTGCTAATGCAGAAGTAGTACCTCCAATTATTCCGCCAAGTAATATACCACCAGCAGCTTGATCTTGATATGATCCTGCTTCTGGCCCAGTCTCCAATAATCCATAACTAGCTATTTGAGGTATGGTCTTCATAAATCCTTTTACTCCTTCATACCACCTTTGAAATTGGGAATCATTAGTATTGGTAGTTCCTGTAGCTTTAGCTTTTTCATATTCAGAAACAGCTAATTGAATATTTTCTTCCCATAAACCTTCTGAAGCTAAACCTTTCAAAGCAGATTTACCGATAGAACTTTTTAATTCTTCTTCAGTAATTTGATCTAAAGCCTTTACTGATCTAACTCCATCAAAAGCTTTTTTATTATGTAGCCACTTAGTCTCTAAAAAGTTAGGAGCCATTAAGTATAGCATATTATACTTAAAAGTATTTGATGCTGCTGTAGCTGCTTTTTGATCAATCTCTGCTTCAGACATATTAGGAAACTTAAGTTTTAAAGATTCTTTTACAGAATCATATACTTCTTTTCCTTCAACCATTGATTCAGAAGTAGTAGCATATAAAGTATTAGCAATTAATCCTACTGGGTTAGTCGCATCAAACCCTAATTTAGCTCCTGCTTTTGACAAAGCACCTGTAAGCTTAGTAGCTTGTCCAACTTTACTAATTTGTGTACCCGGTACGTAAGCCGAAGCTAAGAACTCTATACCATCCATAGCGTCTTGTGTCCACCAAGATGTAGTAAATACTTTTTGAGCAGTGTTACCTGTTAAGTATTTTCTTGAAGGATAAATAGGATTAGCAGCTTCAATTTCTGTTTCTGCATCATCAAATGCAGTCATTATTGTGCTATCAAAAGCTCTAGACCATGAAAAATCAATATCATCATTAAATGCTGCTGAAACTCCTTCTTGTACTAAACCTGCTACGCCAGCAAGTCCTGCTCCTAGTTTATACCCAATAGACGGTATAGCTCTTTTAGACGCATTAAATAATTGACCAAATGCAGATTGATTTGCGCCTCTAGTAAATGCTTGATTTCCTCCCGGCCTTAATCCCTGATCATAACTATTGTAGGGAGAAGTATTGGGTACAAAGTCTTGCGTCTGTACAGCATTAGTAGGTCTATAAGCACTTGGGTCTATTGCAAAAGATTCAACTTGCGGAAAAACTTGTGGTTCCATATTATTGTCCTATTAATCTTTTATTGTTAAAGTAGTCAAATAAGAAAGTATTACCTTTAGCATCTTGAGTTGTATGTCCGAAGTTTTGATCAAAAGATAATTTATCTATTTCTTGTTCTAACCTATTTAAAGTAATAGGCTCTTCACCATTTGGATGCTGTATAGATAATCTTGTTTTATATTTTTGACCTGTTTCTGGATTAGTGTGATGCTGGTATAACTGTTCTACTGCTTGTAATCTACCATTAGAATCTTTTTGGTATGTAATTTGTCTCTCAATAGGCGTACCTGCAAAAGATTTAGGTTCATATCTTTTTGTTACTGCATTATAAGACATCATACCTAAATTTATACCATTTTCGTAAATAGCAGTACCGTTAGGATTCTGAGATGCTTGAGCTAATTGTACAATAGGTTCATGTGCTTTTACATATGCAGGAGGAGCTTCCATATAAATTTCATCTTTACCTACTTTAAATGCAAATGAAGGGTTCATACCATTAGAAGACTTAGTTAAAGTATTTAAATTCTTATACTGATCTTTTAATCCGCCATCTTTGGTATAAATATCTTCTTTATATTTTTCTATGAATTCACTGTAAGGTATTGTATTAACTACACCATTTTTATCTTTAACACGAATAGTAGTATATTGACCTTGAGAACCTAACAATAATTGATTAGCAATATTCTTGCCTTGGTCTTCACCTAAAGCAAAATAAGTACCTTTTTGTAATCCTCCTACTTGTTTAGCAGCTTCGTTGTATCGTTTTAATACTTCTGATGCAGGAGTATTAGGATTTACATCTTTTAATACTGTAGCCATTAAACTAGAATTAATATTTAAACTAGCTAGTTTACCGCTATTTAATAGCGTTTGTAAAGTAGATGCTGTCTCACTAATTGCGGATATAGGCAGCCCTAATTTTTTTCTTCTTTGAATTTCAGCGAATTCACTAGCTCCACTACCACCTCCAAATTGTGCGAAAGTATTTTCATTAGGAAAAATATCTTTTAACTGAACATCGACTTTAATGTTATTTTGTCCGTAATCCATCTCACCAACTTTAGGATTAAATATAGATTGCATTTGTCCTAACATCTGATTCTGTCTAGCATCTTCTCTTCTCTGCCTATCTAAATGTAAACCAACTTGGTCTGCGTCAGTAGTTTGAGAAGTGCTTTGAGAATTGTAAGAATAAGTTCTACCGTAAGAATCTGCTAATCCATGTAAATACTGTTTACCGTCGAAAGATACATTTCTAAATTTAGCAGACTGTTGCATTGCTGCTAATAGGTTAGGATCTAATTGCATCGTTCTTAATGCGGTTTCATATACTTTATCGTATGCTAAAGATTCTCCAGTTTGTTTATTAGTATATTTATATAAGCCTCGTACACTATCCCATTCCTTAGAATACTTATCAGCTACTAGATTATCTATAGATTTCTGTACGGCTTCATCTGGAGATTGCCATTTTAAAATCTGTTCAGGAGTAGTGATACCCCAAGCACCGGTTACAGGATCTTGTTTTAAATCTCCTATGTATCCTTTTGAGTTAGGGTTCATATAATATGAAGCTCCTTGATTAACTGCTTCAGAAGTTAATTCTTTATCTTTAATTGCGGTATCATACCAATCTTGATAAACTTTCTTTTGCGCCATAATAGCAGCAGCTTCACCACCGGGTTTCATATCTCTATCTATGTTAAGAGCTAAGTTATTTATGTCTCTATACGCTGCTGCATAGTCTCCATTGTAACTCTCAATTATTTTATCTTTTTCTTGTTGCCAGTTTTGTAATAAAGCATTAGCTCTCCCTCTATGTTGTGGAAGAGCATCTAAAGATATATTACCTAACTTTGCTGCTTGTTCATAACCAGTATCAAATCTTTTCTGCTTAGATTCTAAAGCAAAACCTAAAGATTGTAAATCAGTTTTAGGTAAATACCAGTCTACTGGTGCATATTGTTGGTAGCGACTATATCCCATGTTTATTTCTTTTTAGGTTTTTTATTAACTCCTAATAGCTCTATATACTGAGCTATATCTGGATATGCTGCAGCCATTTGTTGAGCAGCCATTTCATTTTGTTTTTGCTTATTCATTTCTACTCCTAAACCAGATACGTTAGCTAACATTTGACTAATTGCATTATTACGAGCTGCTTTATTTTGAGAATTAATTTGATCTACATTATACTTATTTTGATTATTCTCAGCCATTCTTTGCCCTAGTCGCTGCTCATAGTTAATCTGTGATTGCTTATTCATATCTGTATACCTATCTATAACACTAGAATCATTACGCATTTTATTAGAATAGGCTTGCTGTAAATTAGATAACCTACTGCTATCTCCTATACTATTACCTATAGTTCCTTTAAGCGCATTGAAAGAATACATATTCTGATTCAATGCTTGAGAAGGATCATAAGTAGCCATATTTATAGGGGCAGTATTCTGATATAGATTTTGTTTTTCAGGTTTCTGAAAAACCATAGGCATCTGACCTACCATACCTAATCCTTGTAACATAGTACCTAAATTATCTCCAAATGGATTAGATTCTGGAGCTGGTGGAACACCATCTTTTAAACTTGATACATTTACATTACGGTTGTTAACTGGAGCAGCTATATCATTAGCTGGGTTAGGTGGAACTAAAGCATCTATATTATCTGGGTAATTTGCACCAGAAAAATCTATATAAGGCCCATTTCTGTAAATAGTTTCTGGGTTGGTAGATACTTGCCAAGTATTAGGATCTGTAGTAGTTTTATTTGTAACTTCTTGAGATATAATTTGGCCTGTAGTTGGGTTCATGCTACTTATTCCTAACATGCTATCTATTAAACCATTTTCAGGAATAGAATAAGATTTTGAAGTGGGGTCGTAACCTAAACTTTGTTTATAAGCATCACCAGATAGTTTCCATAGTTTATCATGCTGTGGCCCCCATTGGCTATCCATTGAGAATCCAGCTTTAACTAATTTATCTGTACCTATACTATTATAAAAAGATTGGTAATCAAAGTTATCCCAAGGTGGAGTACCGCCATCTTTGTAAGACATCTTTCCTCCTTTAGATAACATTTTAGTAGAACTTACTAAATCTTTTAACCCTCGTACAGTATCATTTAATACAGTTAATTGTTCTCTAGATTTTTGATTCATTAATAATGTATTTTGTGCTTCCTTATCGTATTTCTTCGTGGCAGCATTCTTATCTGATAAAGCTAATTTCTTATCGTCTTTAGCAAAAGAATTACCAGTAAGAGGATTTGTTAACATATCAGAGAATACATACTTACCTTGAGATGTATTAGAAATAGTTTCTCCGTGGTCTACATATGCTTGAGGTAATTCTACTCCATCTACTTGAGACGGATTATTACCTATAACTTCTTGAGTATTTGGGCCTGTAGTATTTAAATAACCTCCTGAAGCTTTTCTTTGTTTCAGGTACTCCTCTGTATCTATAGGTTGTTTATCTGTTAAAAATTTACCAGTACCTTTTAATGTAGATACATTTTTACCTTGAGTTAAATTAATATAGTCAGTGTCAGTTAATGGTATTAATTTTCCATTTTCTTTTTTGTACCTATCTGGTATTTGTTTTGGAGGTTCAGTAGACACTAGATTATTTGCAGGAATAATAGATAAAGAAGTATCATAAGGTTTTTCGTAAACTGGTTTTACTTTAGGTTTATAATATACTGGTACATCATTAAACATTCTTTTATCTCCATCTAAACGTTTTTCTCCCGCCTTTAACGGATTTTTATATACTATTTCTGTTCTGTGGTATTCTTTGGGTTTTATATTCAACCCTATATCTTTAGCATCAAAAGTAGGGCGTATAGCTTTATTTAAAGGAATAATTCCTCTATCTACAAACATAGTTTCCCCTTTAGTAGAATTATGCCCATGCACATCTAGTCAATTATCTAGCATAGGTTTGTTTAAATTGAATAATTTTAAACTATCTGTGTACGATTTATAGGCTAAGTCATAGGCTTTTTTATCCTTATATACTTTTTTCTTGGGGGGATCTATTAAACCTCCCATAGCCATACCATAAGGATTAGTATTTTGTTGCTTAGGCATATATGCTTGTGGTTGATTTTGTTGAGAAATCATTTGCCCTGCCATATTAGCAATAGGAGCAGCAATAGCTCCACCTCCGGGGATTAACCCTAGAAGTGGAGATACTGATTGTAGAAATCCGCCGAAATCCATTGAAAATTTATTATTTTTCTTTTTCATAGTATTAGTTATAGACTCTAATTTCTAGTAAGGTACTAGAAAAAATATCATTTTTTAAGCTTCCGGCACTATCTATGCTAGTAATAGTTAAGTTATTCTGATTTGTAAAGTAGCTACCAAAAGTAGTAGTAGAGTCTCAACTTGAATTTGTATTACCAATCAATATTGCAGTTTTATTAGGTGTAAAAGAACCCTCTATAGATTCTACATTGTATTCTCCTTCACTTAAAACAGAAAAAGTAATTTCTCCTAATTCGTTTTGTAGAATACTAGCCACGGGAGCAAATGTACTGGTTTGTGTAAGTATAGCTGTATAAACTTTATAAGGTTTTATATTTTTCCATAAAGAAAGTTTATTAGCCCCTTGGTATGTAAGAACTTGGCCTACTTGTCCTTGTGGAGTAGTATTTAAAGTATATAAACCACTACTATATAGATTTTTTCGATTTTCCATTTTGTTCTTTTTTATCTTTAATTTCTATTTCAACTACTGGAGTGGTATGCTTAATATAAGCAGCTTCTAATTTAGCATCGTATTGATTTTGTTTAAATGCTGGCCCGTTATACCTTTTAGCAAAACTTGTCCAATCTTTATCAATTAAAAACTGTTCTAATTTACATTGTCTAATATAATTACAGAAAGCTAATAAATGGTCTTTCTCAGATTTATACATAGAATTTATAAAGTCCTGTATAGAAGCAAATCCACAAAGCCCATAATTGAATCCCATTATCTGAAATAGTCCCCAAGATGCTGACATCAATGCAGCATTCCTATCATATTTAACTGCTACTCTTAGCTTATCATGTTGTTCAGATATTTTACCATATCCTCCTGCTTTCCTATTAGAAAGTTCAGGAATAACTTTGTCATATTTGCCTCCAGTTCTCCTAGAGAATATATGGCGTTCAAATAGAATAATAGGTTCTCCAGTTTCTAAGAATCCTGAACCTCTTGATTCCACTTCTGTAACTGCTTTAATTGCAGCCACTTCACAATTTAAAAGCTGTGCAGCTTCTATATAATCTTGTTCTATTAATTTATTCATGTTTATTTGATTCTAATTTTGATCCGTAAATACTTGCAATAAATCCAAAACACTGTCCTAAGGATAACATAAACATACTACTAACTAAGTTTTCCATGACTGTGGATGTATGACCGTAAATGTACGTAAATAAATACAAAGAAGCAGAAAGTAATATAGTTCCTATGATAGTTAGTAAGAAGTAAAACACTACTTTAGATAGTGTCTTATCTTTATTTCGCTTTAACTCTGCCTCTAATCTATTAGTAGTATCCGCTAATAATGCGTCTGTCTTTGCTCTTTCTTGCTCTAATTCTGCTTGTTTAACTTTTAATTCATTATTTACTTTAAGTATTTCTTCTTGACTTTGAATTAGTCTTGTAGATTTATCTCTAAATAACAAATCGGCTTGAACAAAGTATTCTTTTTGCTTTCCTTTTAAGTGTTTTGTTTCTATCAGTTTTAATAAATTTCCTTCTAAGTAAACGTTGTAGGTATTGGCTAAATGGATTAAACTATTTAAAATTTTTGTGTTTAAAATTATTTTATTCATATAATTTAAAAGGTATAGTTCTATTTTCAAATTTGGGTAAGTCGTATTGAAATTCTTGAATTCTTCTAAATATACCTTCTTTCTTACTCATTCAAAATTGTGCTCCTACTTTCTTAGCCTTTGCTATTTGTTCTAAATCTGAGTCATCAGAAATAATTCCTATAATTACATTATTCCCATACTCGAAGTTAATTTTTCTAATAAGCTCTATCCCATCATATGATGAGCCTATTAAACTAGAAGTCACAAATACTACTTTAGGTCTGCTATTTAAATTAGCATCTTCTTTGAAAGCTTGTTCTGCAGATTCCATAGTGGAAAATACTTTTAACTGTATAAAATCAGTTAGTATTTCAGAACTTGCTTGAAAAATTGTTTCAAATACTTTATTGTCATCTACTAAATAATACGAACATACTTTATTAATTTTATTTTCCATCATTTATGTCTTCGCTTGGTTTATCTGTACGAAATACTTTGTATAGTATTAAGTAGATTTACGGTTAATTTAATATTTGCTCGACTATTATATTCTAATCTAATCGCTAACCATCTATCTCTTAATCTTGGAAATTGAAATAAAGATGGACTAGAATTAATATTTACAGGAACTTTATCTGTAAAGTAATCTAAAGATATATTAGCCCAAGCAGATGAAGATATATTAGTGTTGGGTAATTGTAAGTCTCTTAGGTTATTTAATTTCCAACCATTTTGTACTTTACTCATTAATACATCTATACCATAATCAGTAGTAAAAGAATTCGTCTTCAATACCAAATTCTTAAACCCTGTTGATTGACTAGAGTTATAAGCCCAGATTCTATTAAATGAAAGATCAGAACTTACTCCATCTAAAGTAGAGTTACATATTAACTCTAATGAGTTAAAAGCTTTTACGATTTGAGGTTCTTTATTAGATATAAATTCTAATACAAATTTTTTCTTTTCTTCTCCATAGTATACGTGATATAAACCTGTGTTGTGTAAATATACATTAGGTGAGGAAGGTTTGAAAGAATAGAAATTATTACCATCATTCATATAATTGTAAGGTAAATATGAATGGTATGAAACCCAAGCATTATGTCTAGGAGAGTATGATAATGTTCAAGACCTATTTTGAATTGCAGTGCTTTTACCAAAGTTAATTTTCTCATTAGATGTAGAATTTTTCTTTTGAAAAAAGAACTTTAATATTGGATCCCAATAAACTTTATTAGCTATAGTTGTAGTGTCTAAAAAATCTTTTTCTCCAGCAAAAGTAGTTTCATCTAATACAAAATCATTCTTAGTTATTATATACCTTTTATGTCTAGGATCATATGTAGCACATATACCCACACCATCTGTAGGATAAGTCCAAGGATACCTATACCCAAGTAATCTATAAAACTGCTCATGTATACCAAAAGGTAAATTGTTCTCAAACCAATTAGTCATACCTTCAGTAACTAAGGCTGGTGGATTAGCAAGTCTATGTATCTTACCATGCTCTGAGTCTGGATAAAAAGTTCCATATTCTGTAGTCACTACTCCCATCCAATCTCTGCATCCTCCATGCGGGTATGTAGTAGTAGATAATTTCTTAAATGGTATTGATAAAGGATCTCCTGTACCTACATAAGCTACATCTTCATTAGTCTGAATGGATTGAGGTTTAGTAGGAATAAATACTGGGTAATTATATGTAAGTGCAAATAGATTATCATTATCTACAACTAAATGTTCTAATCCTCCGCAGTCTCCGTTTAAGTCTCTAAAATTATTAGCTTTGAAGTTTCTATAGTTATCAGATACTTCTGTTTGAAAAGATTGTTCTGAAGCTATAATTCTGTAAGGATATTGATTACCACAATCAGAACACCATTCATAATTAAAAGGTAATGGGAATACAGGTAAAGAAGAATGTTTTGTATAATCATCATTATACCCAAAGAATTCGGGTCTGTAATAAAAATTATTTTCTTCTGGCCAGTACCCATCACAATAATGAGCCAAAGCTAAATTACCTTCTGTAGAAGTATCATAAATATCACCTTTAAAATATTCTTGAGTCATAGGATCTACTAATCCTTGATGTCTAAGTTCAGAATTAATTTCACTTTCATAATAAGCACTAATCATGGAAGTCATAGTGCCTAAACTATTATTATACTTAAAATCAAATCGAGTTATAAATATATCTCCTCCAAAGTAATTAGCAATTAAATCGCCAGTCTTAGTTAGTTCTACATAGTTTATATTATGTAAAGTTGAATGCGCAGATAAATTACCTGTTCTTAAAGATACATAAGATACTTTAAATGGGTTAGCACTTAAGTTAGTAGTTTCCCATTCGTAATCATCTGCTAACTCTAAAGCTAATTCAGGTATTGTATGACTAGGGTTAGATACAGTTTTACCTCCAAGAGATTGTCTTACCATCGGATGTGCATTACTTGTTAATATTTCTGTACCGTCATTCTGGGTTCACCTATCTATATGCCTATATCCAGCAGTAGTTCTATTAAATAGCGTATTATTATCTAAGTGTGTATTCCAATCTATAAATATCTTTTTAACACTAAAGCTAGGTATCTCGTTGAACTCGGTTAAAAACTGTGCTTCTGAAGTTATATAAGACATATTTAAGCTAGGTCTTTTTACCATTTGAAGTGGGGAACAATAAAAATGAATTCTTCTATCGTAAGTCACTGGTGACCAACCCGGTAATGGGGTAAAGAAATAATTACCTACTCTATCGCCTTCAATATGAGCTTGTCCAGAAGTATCTCCTATAACTTGAGAAGTTATCAAATAACCTTTATCAAAAATAGTTCTATTAGTGTCGTCTCTTTCTCCTCTGGCAATAACCCACTCTACAACATCTATAGTAACTTCAGAGGGTAAATTTAATACAAAGTTTGTAATATCTACATTTATACCTATAGGATAAATATTGTCTTCATCTTCTATAGGAATAAGTTCATTGTTAGGAAATTTATGATGTCTAATTTTACCTACTGGATAAATTCTATCCCCGTTACAATCTACATCTTCTGGGTAATTAACATCAGATTCCCAATACGCCATTCTATCGTTAGTGGCAGTATTAAATACTAACCATCTAGGTACTATATTTACACCGTACCCTATATCATCCCCTAAGTTAACGAAACCTAAATGCTTAACATCAGCTAAGTTGATTTCGTCTACACCTCTAGGAGTACCGTCAGCAATTACTGTAATATTATCTAAGTCAGATGGAATTGATTCTGTTCCGGGAATATGAAATGCAGGAGTTCTAGTACCATCATTTAATTTACCATATATAGTTAGCGGATATACTTCGTCTCGTAGAAAAGATTTAGTTTTAGTATAGTAGTAAGGGGATTTAGGAATACCAGAAGTATTTAAATCATTTTTTAATACTGGTTGTCCAAACCATTTGACTACAATATTTTCATTGGCAGATCTTTGTACCCTAGCCCAATCGTATACTTTGTTAGATAGATTACCTAAGTATAATCTATTATCTATTTGAGCATGAGAACCTGCTTTGTAAATAGGTAAATTATTATTTAATACCTCTCCTAATTCAGTCTGTGTAGCATTAGAAGAATCTACTCCTCTAAATACAAAAGTTTGAGATGGGCCAGTAATAGCTTGTGGAGTAAGTAAATAAGTTCCAGATACTTCTCCTGTACCTGATGTAGCAGTAATTACTGCAATTCTAAAGAAAGTGAAATTAGAATCTAAATTATCTACTCTCAATACTACTGACTTGGTAGTAATAGCTACTTCTCCTACTCCTGCTACTCCGGGAGTAGCAATATTATACCCACCATCTACTTCATAATAACTAGAAGAAAGAGGTTCATTTGTAATAGGATGAAATGGTGTAAAGTTAAGCCAAGGAGTTTCATTTAAATCAGTATCTAAATATTGAATGGCATATTGGTAGTTACCTACTTCTGTAGAACCTCCAAAATCTTGAACAGAGTCTACTGTTAAACTAGGCACAGTAATTTTCTTAGACAGATTCAAATTATCAGCTTCAAATGGAGTACCGTATTGTAATACATTATCTACATCCATAACTCTGTATGGGTTTAAATCGTCTGTAAAATATATAGTTCTAACACACCCTTTTCTAATCCTAAATAACATTTTAATAGGATAGTGAGAATTAAAACTTAAATCTGGAGAAGAAATTAAAATAGTAAAAGTTTTTGTTCTTGGAAAGTATTCTCCTATTATAGATGATGTAGAAGTAACTACTGTACAAATAAAAGTTTCCGTATCAGTAAGCACTGAACCTAAAAGAATAGGATTTACTCCGGGTAAAGCTACCTGTAATGCGTTACCTAGTTCATTAGTTATAAACGGAAAATCTCCATCTGTAGATTCTAATACAGCATTTAGAGCATAAGGATATGTACCATCTTTCTGTACTAATGGAGAGGTATCTTTAACTAAGCCAGCAGATATAGTATTTGTATTTGCTAAGTTCATTAGTATATATTTTCAGGTTTAGAAAGACTAGAAAATCCTCTCATAAACATATTAGATCTAGGAACTAATCTTTGATTGTAATTTTTAAGATTTTCCATTGTATTAAGATCTGGTGTATTTAATTCGCCAGCAGCTTTTGCAGCCAAGGTTTCATGTTTAGCTTCAAAATACATTGCTTGTTTATCTGCTCCAGCTTCTCCCATTATACTTCTCTTTAAAAAGTAGTTATATAAACAATAGAATAATATTGCTTGTTTAACAGTCTCGTTATCTGGGATTAATGTATCTCCAGAATCATCCACAGTATATCTAGCATAAGAGATAACTAATGTCCCCTCTTTCAAAGTAGTTCTGATAGTGTTGTTAGAAAAGCTAGTAAACTCGTGTACATGACAAGTAGGATAAATATTAGTGTCGTTAGTAGATATACAAGGAATAAATGAAGACGAAGATTGACGCATTATTTTAGCAGTAGATAAATTATTATTTTCAGAAACTCTTTTAATAAAAGAATCTAATCTTGTATCTGCTAATTCTAATCCTATATTATCTCTAGTAATAGTTGTGTAATCTTCTTTAGGTAAGTATTTGATTTGATACAGATATACTAAATCTTCTGGTAAGTCTGCGGTATGGTTAGTAAACTGAATCACAGAATTAGCCAAATCTAACTTAGCTTCGCTTTTTATTTTTCTCATCCCACTTATAGCCCACTCAATTAAATCTGCCTCATTAAATTGCGATTCAGGTATAAACTTTGACAAGTTAAATAATACTGATTTTATAGAAGTATATTTATAGTTCATAATATTTTGTAATTGTATTTTCTTCTCTTGAAGCTTCAAACATCTTTTTAACAATAGGTTTTGAAAATCTAAACCTCCACATTACAGCATTAGATATACCCATCTTTTCTTCTCTTCATTTTCTATAGTAGAATCTCGGCATATAGCCTTCACTGTGAGAAGTTTTATGTGGTATTATTTCTTGTTCTTCATCTGAAAGTTTTCAGTCTACTATTCTCTTTTTTATTTTATGTTTTTTAATTCCTATTCTACCTAAAGAATACGGGAGTTTAAATGCAACACCTTTATATATCATTTCTTCTATTGCAATAGAATTTACTAATTCTAATATGCGAGTGTAATCAGAAGAAGATATTTTATTTTTATGTGGGAAACTATCTTTATAGATAGCTGAAGCTCTTTTAAGAGGAGCTACTCCGGGATTAGGATTTTCTAATGGATTCATTTGGATCTGATGATTGTACTTGTTCTGGGGATCTACCATCATTTCTATTATCGTCTGGGAATTTGTAAGTGATACCTAAGATTTCAAGAGCTAATTGATACATAGACAAAGTAAGTTCAGCATCAATAGGAAATTCTTCTGTTAAGTAATCTTTGCAGTTTTGTATTTCTGGACATAAAGATTCAGAATACTCCGATACTTGATCTGGGTCTTCCCATATAGCCTTGGCAGATATAGTAGAAAGTACAGTATTATTTATTATGTAAACGTAATTATTTTCTAAAAAGTATCCTAATTTATTTTTAGAGGCTAAAGAATAATTAGCATATTGATTAGAGGTAATAGATATTTTTGGTATCTGATGCCCATTTAATTTTAAGGCTTGAAAAGTATCTCCTTGTTTATGTGTAAAGTAATTTGGTAATTTGTATTTACTTCTAAGTATTTTACAACCTACCTCTTGTCCTAAACATTCACAGTCGTGATAAACATCAACTACTAATGGGACACAGATTTTTTGATATGAAAAGTCAGATATAAATTGAGTCTTATCTAACTTCTGTTTAATAAGTCTACTTCTTGCAGACTTTAATGCGTGAGCTACTAACCTATTAGATAACCTATTGTCATCTGATGGTGTACCTCTATTAATAATATTTTGAATAAAATATACGTGATGAGCAAAAGTAGCCATTGTTTGTATGTTATTAAAATAATAATGGGGCTAAAGTTATAATCTAACTAGCCCCACATATTAGTATATGTCTTTTAAACTACTACTGTAAAGGTAGTAAACTTATAATGAAATCGAAAGTACCAGCATTAACCGTACCGTTAGAATTACTAATTCTTACAAAATAATCTGTGTTGATAGATAAAGTTGGATTTAGCTCAGCTGAATTTCCTATTCCTTGACTATGTGCAACTAAAGTTGGTGAACCGCATGTGCCTCTATAAATAGCCATTTGTGGTACTTGTATAGACCCACCTCTTACATAGATATAAGGTTTTAATATTGGAGTAAATCCTGTATTAAATTTATACCAAATATCTCCGTTAGAGTCTGGATCCCAAGATGCAGGTAAAGGTAAACCTGAGTCTGATGGGTACTCTAAAGTAGGACATACTCTATCATTTCTCTGACCAGTAACAATATAAATAGGTCTATTAGTATCTATGTACGCTTCTTGTTTTGCTGTAGAACAATCATCGTTAGCTGGTAAAGGTAATTCTACACAGTTAGTTGTTATTTCTATACACTCAGTATAAGCTGTCGGCCATAGATTAATAAACTTATTTATTGCATCTAATTGACATTCAGTCAAGCAATAATCAGCATTATCCATTAACCACTTATAAGCTGCTGCAGTACATAGAAGATCTTCTACACTTTTAGTGCATATTCCAAATTTATTTTTATTCCTTAACTGATTTACTAAATCAGCAACTATACAGTTTAACATCCGCAATCGTTATTTAAAATAGTACCATCTAAAGTATTGAGTAAGTCGTTATATAATAGTATAACAGTAGAGCAATCACAGGCATTACATTGTGCGTATAATTTAATCGCTTCGTATTTAGCGTATATAAGTGATTCTGGATTATTCCATGTAGCCGTAGCCACTTTGCATATTAAATCGCAATCTACTATTGTAATTTCTCTTTGTGTAATTTCGTCTGAACCTTGTATAAAGGATAGAGTAAAACAATAGATACCCTTAGTTAATGAGCTGGTTGCAATGTTAAAAAATGTAGGGGTTAACGTTATAGTATCAACATCTACATCCCCAACAAGAACATTATAAGTGACTTCTTCTCCACCATTAATTTTATACTTTAGTGTCACAGCAGTTACAGTAGGTGAGCCACTTGTATAATCTTCCAATAAAGGATCTGATATAACTATCTCTGTACAAGAGCGATTAACGTAAATTGTCATAATTATATTTTAAATTAAGCAGGTTCTATAATAAGCCAAGCTACTTGAGAAGTATCTGAGCCTGAAGTTGAAGTAATTGTGAATCCTGTACCAACACCTCTTGATGATACGTAAGCATAACCTACAGTACCACCCGGTACTTGTGTAGTTAAAAATATTCTACTAGAAGCTGTAACTTTAGAAGTGGAAACGTTTGTAGAACCAGCCGTTAGAGTAGCAATACCCATAGTAGCGTTAGTACCTTCTTTGATACAAATACCATCTCCAGCAGTCTGAATTTTAATATTACCAGTGTCTAGTTGAGAAAATGCAGAATCATCTGCTAAACGTACTTGAACAGCAGTTAAAGATCTTTTTAAAGCAGGAAAAGAAGAGGTTGTACCACCGAATTGAAGTAAACCAAAATCAGTCCCAGCATTATTAGATATTCTAATATTACCATTAACTGCAGAACTCATACCACTTCTAGCATTCCATAGTATATTACTAGCTCCGTTAGCTACAATATTACCGGTGGTATTTAATTGAGCACACTCTAAGTTACAGTGTGCGGAGTCATCAGCTAACCTAGTAATAATACTTGTACCTGATCTTTGAATAGATGGGTAAGATGCAGTAACACCACCTAGTTGAAGTCTATTGAAATTAGACCCAGAGTTATCAGTAAATTTTACTGACCCTGTAGCATCAGATCCCGGCTGTAAAAATGCATAAACAGTTAATCCTGTATTACGTAATAATACACCGCTGTTAGTTATTATAGTCCCCGGATATGTTACAGTACCCACAGATGTTACTCCCATCGCTTCTGTCAAAGTACCTGCTCTCATTAATTTTAATGAGTAAGAGGTGTCTTCAGAAGCACTAGTAGCGTCTGACCATATATATTCCTCTGTAGCCGCAATTCTATTTATACCAGAAGCATTCTCTAATTCTATTTCTGTACCTAAACCAAAGTTAGTAGTAGCTGTACCAGAAGTAGTATGAGCATATTTATTTACATAAGTAATTGCATTTGTAACAGCATCAGCAGCTACGACATGCATTAATCTATCAGGAGCAGTAGTACCCCAACCAAATCTACCTGTACTTGTGATAGCACCATATTGAATAGAGTTTGTATAATTAGAAAACAGAAGTTTTCCACTCCATAGAGTATTTAAGCATATAGCTGTATCTGGAGCTACGTTATCCCCTTGTAACTGAATAGTGCCTGCAAACTCATTAATAATGAAACCTACAGTACCACCTAAATATAATACTCCTGAGTTATCCAGTCTAAATAATTCTGTAGCATTAGAGTTCTCTACAAATAAGGAATTTGTTCCCGATAAAGAACTAGCTCCTCTAATATGCATTGTATGTGACAAAGCACCTGTATACCCAATAGACATTTTACCACCTGAGTATTGAAACCCAGAGTTATTAGATAGGGTATTTGCAGAAGTCCAAAAAGCAATTTTATCTGCTGCACCGCCGCTTAAAGCTGTAGATGCAGATAGTACACCTAAACCAGATAGAGATAGCCCAGCACCTAGAGTAATAGATTCATAAGAGCCAGTACCAGCACTAAATCTACCTACTAAAGTGCTAGTCGGTATAGTAGGAGAAACAGAGTTTCCTAATTCAGTTACTATTCTATTCAACACAGTTTTAAAAGTAGTATTAGGTAAAAATTGATACCCACCTACTTTTAAATCATAATCTAATTTTAAATCAGATATTGAAAACATTTTTCTAGTATCAGTCCTATTAGTAATGTAAGGCGACGCTAGCTTATTATTAAAAATCATAATTATTTTTATTTAATACAATTCGTATTTATTACCCTAACTTTACTGGGCCATCTATAATTTCTCTAAGTACAACATTATTTATCATAAAATTATCTAGTGAGTATTGATACCCTGTAGGTGTCAATTCTCCTAAAGCATCAAATAATCCATGAATAAAGTCGTACTCAGCACCTCTATATACTTTAGAGCTAAAAGTATGTATAGGATTTCCATTTCTTCTTGCTACAGCTACTATAGCCATTTCAGCTTCCTTAATAGCTGGGTTTTTAGATAGTGTAATATAAGATAAACCTACAGTATTTTTATTAAAGTAAGAGGTCTTAAATTCATCTTCTGAAAACCTTAAATCGTTTTTTAGTGAATAAATCATTAGTATTTTATATTTAATTCAAACACAATTAATTTAGTGTTAGGTTCTAATTTATCGTGTAAATTTTTAATATATCTAAATCTAGGAGCGATATATTTTTTCGTCATCCTAGTTAGAATAGGGGTATAATCGTTATCTATTAAGGATCTGAATGTGTAATTTCCTATAGTCATTATTTTTCAAGTTGTTTTATTCTTTCTTCAAGTTGTTGTATGTATGCGTACAGTTCTTTAACTCCTTGTAGAGCTATAGAAGCTATAGCGTTGTAACTAACTGATTTCATTTTATCTTCAGTCTCATCTGTAAATACTGCTTCTGGGAAACATTCTTCTATTTCTTGAGCGATAACTCCTATGTTTCTATTTTCTTTAGGGTTGCTTTTTAACTTATAAGAAACACCTCTAAAGGAGTTCACATAAGGTAATACAGATAATACAGTAATATCTTCTTTTAATCTATAGTCAGACCCAACTAACCACCCAGATGACCCTGAAGTTATATGTGCTCTGGTAGTTGCTCCTTCTTTCACTTGAAAAGATTCAGAGCCACCTACTGCAGCTAATCTCCAGTTACCTTGAGTAAAGTGTATTGCTACATCTCCACTTGTATTAGATGTGTATGGGCCTAAACATAAAGTAGCATCTATTGTACTATTAGCATTTCCTAATAAAGTTTTACCTGTATCGTGAAATGTTGCTACTGTACCCCAGTTTTTACTTGCACCAGATTGTCTAACTTTAAATATGAACTCTGAACCGCCATTAGTACCATCGTTACCTGCAGCTACAAAATTTGCAGTTTGTCTTTGTGTGCCACTATTTACTTCATTATTAATTAATAAAGCATGAGAGTTATTAAAACTGGCTTCAGACATTATAGCGCCACCACCTTTAAGGTGTAAAATAGTTTGTTCGCTAGTACCAAATTTAGAATCTGTAGGTAAAGCAAAAGCACCGTAATGTAAAGATGTAGTAAATCCTTTATCTCCTGCAATATTTAATTGTGTACTATTTAAGTCTACAAAGTTTTGTACGTTTGACCCCGTACCTCCATTACCAATAGGGATCACACCTGTTAAAGATATATCTGGATTTGTACCTCCTGAAGAAGATAATGGGGTAGTAGCTGTTACAGCATTTACTTTGTTATTAAATGTAGTCCAGTCTGTCGGCTGTAATTTACCTGTGACTGTGCCTGAAGCAACTGGTAAGTGTAATGTATGAACACTACCTGCACTAACTATATTAAAATCAGTTCCAGTTGTTCCTGTTTGTAAAGTTTGAGAAGCAGCAGTGAGTCCATTTATAGAGGTTATACCTCCACCACCTCCACCACCTCCGGCTACAGCGTTATCTACATATTCTTTATCTACTAAAGATCTGTTATCCCAAGTACCTGAATAATTAGCTAAATACCTAAATCCATCTACTTGTAAATCTACTCTTGTTGCTGTAGCTACTTGAAAACATAATTTCTGAGAAGCTACGCCAACTCGTACTGGACTAGGTGTTAACCCATCTTTGAATGCTAATCATGCACCTCCTGTACCACTTGTAGGAGTTTCAATTAATACGTGATTAGTGTTAGCAGAAGTGCTAAAAGTATGTATTCTACCTTGAGGAGCAGTGTTTATACCTACTCCAATATTCCCTTGAACTGCTAGATTAGCGTTAGGAATAACTGCGGTAGTATAACCTGACCCTATACTCATCCCCCCATTTAAAGATAGAGCAGAACCGGGAGCAGTAGTCCCTATACCTAGTTTACCATCAGGCATGAATCTAGCTCGTTCTATTCTAGCGTTTGTAGTACCTGTTTCAAATACAATACCTTGAGGTATAACTCCAACAGATGGAGTACCCATTAACTGTAAGTGAATACCTGCGGTTGTTAATGCAGCAACACCATCATAACCTGCACCTAATAAAGATAAAGTAAAATCATTAGTACCTACTATAATAGGAGTAAGAACTGTACCTTTAGTTTTAATACCTTTAATGGCTCCTCTAGTAGTATTTTCTACATTTGAAGATATTAAAGTTAAAGTTGCACCGTTTAATTGTGAGCTTGTAATAGTCTGAATAGAGTTAGTATCTATTAAAGATGCGTGTAAAGTATCTCCCTCATCACTAATCTGAAACTTATTTTGAGGAGTCTGAACATTTATACCTACTTTATTATTACTTAAAGCTTTTATAGCACTTAAAGGATTAAAGATATTAGCATTGACTGTTCTTAATTCAAATCCATGTGCAGTAGCAGATTCCGTAACTGCCCTAAGAGATAACATAGGAACAGTATTATTTGTTTCAAAATCTATTGAGCTATATAAACCTGCTGTACTAACAGTATTTTTTCTATTTAAGACTAATAATGGTACGCTAATAGCATTAGTTATATTAGAATTTAACTCTAATACCCCACCATTACGTAGCATAAAATTACTTGTTTCGCTAGAAACAAATCCTATATCATCATTATCATACCAGTTTACTCCGGTAGTTAAATTATCTTCAGTACCTCTAATAGTAGGTTCTGCTGATGTTCCTAAAGGAACTGTTAATTTATGTACGTATCTAGTTATCATATTATGCTATTATTACGTATTTAATTATATAATTTGCATCTGGAGCAAATCCAGAAACAGTTATATTTCCTGAAATTACTGTAGTATCTATTGCTATCCCTATTACTTGATCATTTACATCTCTACATTGTACCATTACATCTGAGTTAGCGTATGGACTTATAGATATAGTTTGAGAAAAAGATCCCGGAGCAACTACTGTAAACTGACCTGATTTCTTATTTGTTATTGTCCAAGGAGAAGGTAATAAGTTAGCTACAGCTACATCATTAGCATTTACTACTATACCTACACCTGCACCTACTGCTAAAGGAGTACCATTACCGCCTATTAATCCTGCTCCAGCAACGGAAGAATTAATCTGTGTAGCGGTTATTCCTGAATCAGCTACTTTTAAACCTAATGGAGACTTACTTAAAGTAGTACCATCAAGTTCTAAAGAGAACTCGTTTGTAGTTAATTCAATACCTTCACCATCTGCAGTATATGTTCCAGCACTAATCTTAACCCATTCTACTGGAGATGTACCTAGAACTACTGGCGTAGTAATTTGAAAGTATTGGTTATTATTATTTAATGTTCCTTCTTCTACGGATACTGCAGCTCCTTCTAATTCTGCTCCTGTATCTGTATCTGTAGTTCTTGTCCAGTTACCTGAAGAAGATACATAGATACCATTTAAAGAAGGTATTGTAGAATCTTTTACAAGAACTCTACTATTTGAAGTTAATATACCATCAATTGTCTGTTCTCCAAATAATGTGATATTTGTAGTTGTAGCAACTTTAACAGATTGTTTCCATTTTCTACCATCTAAAACTAAATCTATCCATGCTTTATCTACTAGAGATCTTGCAGTATAGTTAGCAGAATAGTTAGCTGCATACTTTAAACCTCCAGAATTTAAATCGTCTGTAAAAGTGGCAGTAGTTTGTGTTAAAGTTAGTCTATAAGAATAATTAGATGGTGATACACCTACACTAATTTGGCTAGATGTAGGAGTTAAATATAAATTATATTGATTACCAGTTAGCAGTGGTTTAAAACCAAAATTACCTGATAATGAAGCTATTGTCATATCAGGTACAGTTCCAGAACCACCATATATACCATCTCCTCCTGCATTAGCATCTACATACTGTTTAGTAACCAGAGATAAAGGATTAAATGTAGCAGAATAATCTGCCGCATATTGTATGCCTCTAGGTACTGCATTGCCGTCAGTAAATATAGAAGATGAAGGAGTTATGTTAAATATAGTATTATTAGCTTTAAATTGTAAGCTAGAAGTCTGAGCATTTACTATAATTGCTGGGTTAGATACACTATAATTTATATTAAATGTGGAATTAGGACTTAATGTTGCTATTGCAGCAGCAGCTATTGTACCGTTTCCACTATAAATTCCATTACCATCTGCTCCACCACCAGATATAATAGTACCATCCTCTATTTGAGAATTAATCCATTTAGCTAAATCAATTGAGTTAGATGGTGGGCTAATAAAGATAGATTGATAATCTTGCTGTCTAGGTATAGACCTACCCATATTAAAAGGTAGATACACATAATCTGGTAAAGCAGATTTAAAATTATCTTCCTTAGCAGAATTGTTTGGTAAAAAGAATTTTGACATAAGTTATATAAAGTATATAAGTGGGGGACTATACCCCCACCATATAAAAATAATTTAATCTAGATTACACAGTATCAATAGATGGATGAGAATTAGAGGTCAACCAAGAATTCATCATACCTTCAAAAGCTGTTACTAAAGCTGATTCTGTAGATGGAATACACACTATAGTAGCAAATGGGTTGATTGTACTATTTGTAATATCTATCTGTTGATTGTTAAAGTGATTAACAGTGTAAACGATGTATTGTAAACCGTTTACAATTGGAGAATCATATTCAGTAATAGGCAATTCACGCTGACGTAAATTATATTTACGCTGGCCATGCGTGTTACGATACCACAGATCCAAGTAAGCAGACTGACCGTGACCTTCGTGCAGTTCTTCGTACTCTTTACAGTTAACCGTAGTAAAGTCAAATCCTACTGGCAAACCTACACGAAGTCTAGTCCGTTTCCTATAGATCCTTTCTTCAAAAGCTGGAGTCTCATCAAGAGCTACCAACATAATCAAATCTGCAACACCACCTGCTGTAAGACCAGCAGTAGTAGTGTCAATAGTCAATATAGACCAAGTAAGAGCTGCAATAGCAACTGGAGCACCAGCAAATTCACTTGCAGCTTTAACTGCAGCGTTTTTGATGGAATCTGCCATAGCCTGAGTAAGAGTGATAGAGCGAACACCTACGTTAGTGTTAACTACTGGCACAACTTGGTTAGCTGCTAATGGGCTACCACCACCTATGTTAGTACCTGCACCACCTGCAACATTAATTGCCAAAGCAACCACTGGAGCATTAGCACCATACCTAGAGCGAGCACCTGCAATAATAGTGGAATTCCTATTGATATTCCAGCTAAGATTTTGAATCAGGTGATCTACTGGGTCTTGAGTAGCCAAAGTAGTGTAATTAGGTGTAACAAAAGATGGAGTCATGGCTGAAGAACCTACGTGACAACCATTGAATACAGTCTCACGCATACCTTCAAAAGTAAGTTTTAGAGAATACTCAGTATTGTCTAAAGCTGTAATAGTACGACCAGCAACAGTAGAACCTACAATCCAAGTGGAGTGTGTACCTACTTCTGCAAGCTGCTTAGTTACTAATACTGGGTTACGACCGTTGATCTGAGCAGAACGAATAAATGGTTCTGGAGATAGTGGGTAACGAACATTAGCGGCAGAAGGGTTAGCAGAGTGTGGTGTACCTTGTGCTAAATATACAAGAGGTGCTTCACCAAAAGCTGGGGTAGCATCAGTTGCTACGTTAAGACCTACTGTACCAAAAGAAGAATCGGAAAACATACCAACAGAACCATCTGGAAGAACTACTCCACCAGTAGATAAGTTATTGATAAAGTTACCAGCACCGGCTGCGTTATATAACGTAGTACCAGTCTTAGCAACTAAGAATGTTTCCATAGCATGTATATTGCTATTATTTTGTGACATTTTTAAATAAAATTTTAATTATATTAATCATTCGAGAAGACTTTTTGAGTCTTCATTTGCATATACTCTGGAGATTCAATTATACCTGCAGCAATTTGAACCGCTATGTCTACTAATTCTGTATGAATTAAGTCAGGTAATTCACAATTTTGTTGTGGATAAACAATTCCGTCTATATATGCATATCCTCCATAATTTATTCTAGAGGGTTTCTTTAAGTAATTTAACCTAACTGATATAATTTGCATTGTATCTGGATAGATATAAATTGAACTTCTACTAAAATCATTGGTAGATATATTAGATGCTCTACCGAAATTAAATAGTATTTCTGATTTATCGGATTTATTAAACGGATCCTTTAAAGGATCACTAAAATCATCGTGAGATATTAGTTTTAAATCAGCTAATTTAACACAATCGTTGACCAACACTTTTACTTGTCCAGAAGCAAATATCCAGTAAGGATATGCTAAAGTAGATAAGTTAATCTCATATATATTGTTATCTAATATAGTAGGAATTAATTCAGGTTGAATAGGATATTTAATTAATAAAGAAGATAAATCATCAATCCTTTTTTGAGTAGTTTCAAAAGCTGTACCTGTAGTATTTGTACCTTGGTAGTATCTTTTTATGATTACGTTTTGAGCCTCATTTAAAAGCCAATCAACTTCAGCAACACTAAAATCTCTTTTAGTTTGCGTTGCTATCTTATCTAATTTTAAATCAAAATCAAAGTGTTGTTCTAAAACAGTCATAATTATTTTCTTAAATCTATTTCAGCTTTCAAATCGTCTATTAAAGCTGCTTTCTTAGGATTCATAAAGAAGTCAATTGCTTCTGAGTAGTTTTCTCCAATAGTTATTACTCCTGTTGGTCGAGGCCAAGTGTAAGCTCCTTGTTTTTCAAATATAGCCCTAGTATCTATAGCTAACTTTAATAAGAATCTTGCTTCTAAGTTTTCTCTACCTACTGGTGTTTTTAGCTGTACTGTAACTTCATTAAACTTATCTATGTTAGAACCCGGATCAAATGTGCTATTATTAACAAATTCAAACAGTAGATTACCTACTTGTTCTTGAGTTAGGTTAGAAGTTGCTGAACATAATCCAAGAATTGCGGCAATCTTAAATTTCATTGTAGGAGTCATATCCTCTCTATGAAGTTGCGCAATAGCTTTAGATTTCATTTCATTCTTAGAGAATTTAATCTCTTCAGATTCATTTTCTAGCGCAATATAGTGAGTAGCTTTAGGCCATTTATGCTCTCTTAATTCTTTTTCAGAATTAGCTATTCGTGAAGCTTCTAGAAATACGTAATAACCTAATTCGTCATCCATATTATCTAGGTCTAAACAAGTAGAACCATCCTTAAGTACCCAAGTTTTTTCCATATAGTAAGACAAGTCAGATAACTTCATACCTTTTCTATATGGTCTATTATGTAAATAACCTTTAGGTAAATTCCACTTTTGTTCCATTTTATCTTGCATAGTAAGTGGTTTACCATCTTTATCTACTTTTTGTGTTCCTGTTTTTTCATCTATCCAAGGTTTATATAACCCAGTGGCTAAACCACCTACCTTTGGATTTTCTAAGCACTGAAGTTTATCAGTAGCTTTACCTATTTTATTTTTCTTTAAATTGACATTAGAATCGCCATGTATCCACTTATCTAGACCTACAGCAGATGGACGATGGATTGAGTATATAAAAACTTTCATAATCTATATTTATAGTATTTGTTTTACTTCTGTTAACCTATGGGTAACAAATTTTGTTGCTCGATTATTTTAATTATGTATGCGCCAGATAACCATCATATAAGGATTAGGGATACAAATAGTATCCCTAATTCACTTATATTGATTCTATTTCGCATTTAGATTATTAATATTCGTAATCGTATATTAATTCTCCGCAAGATGTTGGGTCAATAACCACGATACCGTGAGTACCACCTGTAGCTACTTCGTAACCATCAATCAAACCACCAAATTGACCGCTAGTGATAGGGCCGTTAGGAGTATGAGTACCAGCTACGTAACCATACTTGTAAGTATTAGCTACTTGTAACTGCATGATATTGTTGTTAGCACCACGAGTACCAAAATCTAAGAAAGTGATCCTTTGAGAATCAACTGGAAGATTTGGATATTGTGGGTGCATACGAGAGCAATACCTTGTATCATCATACATTTTATTGGTAATCATAGTTACTTCTAAGCCTTGTGGGCCTTGGTAGTGAGTAAATTGAGCACCATAGCTCAGGTGTCTTGGGCTATTTTTAATTTTTTCTGTAAAGTTAGTATCTACTGTTAGGTAACCAGAATACTCATTAGCAAGCATATCGTGGAATGCGTATGCACCTACTGTACCAGAAATACCAATCATTTTACGATCTACTTCGTCGGTACGAGTAACAAGAATATCCATAAGGTAATCCCTCATACGATTTACGGTAAGAGCACCATTATACGTTTCTGTCCAAGAATCTTTAAGTTGTTCACGTAAACCCGGGCCTGTTTTTTTCCAGTAGGAATCGGCTCCTGGTTTAGTTTGTTTTTTACCTAGTATAGACTGAACTTCCATACCACGAACTAGGTTCCAGTTCATCTGAGCTTCCATGTAAGGGAGGAACTTAGTGTACTGTTTTTTGTTGCCCATTTCGTCTTCTACACGGAAATCAAAAGCAAGTTTACCTTGATCCCTCCAAGCTTTGTCTGTAACAGTGTATTTTTCAGCAAATGCACCAATTTGAGATTCGAGTTCAAAAGAACCCGGGAACATTTGAGTACCATATTCTTTATTGAATTCAGACTGAACAGTTGTCCAAGCTTTGTTGAAATTCTTACCCGATTCTAACATAGAAGAAGGTACATATACAGAAGGATTATCTCCTTGAATTAACACTGTATAGATAGAGCCACCACCGTAAGGAGTTGGGCCGTCTACTAATTGGAGTGGGTATTCGTTGTCTTCACCCAATAATACGTCTGGACGCATGTGGAAATCGTTATCCACCCAGATACGGAAAGTTGTACCATTAAGACCTTTCAGTGTGTTAGATGGATCTGGATCACCCAAAGAGATAGTAGCTTTATAATCAGCACCTTCTAATTTCCACCTAAATACTTCTGTGTCAATAGTCATTTTAGACCCGCCTACTTTTGCACCAGTTAAAGCCATAATAAGGTTATTAGACCAGAACCTAGATGTAGAAGAGAAAATACGAGTCATCGTGTTTTGTAGCATATGAGGCTTGCCAGTGTCGAAAGAAGCACCTAAGTATTGTGAATTAACAAAGTTGCCACCTCCACCTTGGAAATGCCTAATAACTAACGAATTTCTTGATAATGCCATTTTTTGTTAGTAGTATATATTATAATTAATTAATCATTTAATAAGAATGCTTCTATATCAAAAGAGTCTTTAGTAGTCTTAGAAGCTGATCCTTTCAAGTTTGTTTTGGAATTAGCATCGAAAGCAGCCAATTTCTCTTTGAGACTTAAAGTTGCTTTGGAAGCTGCTTTTGAATTAACAGCTTTTAATGTAAATCCTTCTTTTGGATTATAGTTATCCAGAAAAAATTCTGCTAATTGCGCCAAATGAGCTGTATTGTTAATAGCAGAGTTTAGATACATATTTAATTGTGTGTCTTGTTTATCTCCTATTTTTAAAGTATTGAAAATAAAAGCTTTTACTTTTCCTCTTTTAGTAGTATCAGTAACATTTTCATCTATAACCGAAATTATAGAATCTCGTCTTTCTTTACTTCTCCTTTCATTTTCTTCAATCTCAGCATCTCTTTCAGCCAATAGTTTATCTCTGTTGGCGTTTTCTATTTTTTGTAGCTCCTCTAAAGTAGAAGCTGCTTCAGCTTCCAGTTCTCCAGAAGCTTGTAATCTATCTACAAACTTTGCTATTCTTTCATCTGAATGAGGAGTAGTTTGTTTGTAGTATTGAGTAACAACGTATCGTTGATTTTCTGCTGAAGAAGTTATATCTATATCTTGTAAAGACACTGATTTAAAAGTATCTAAATAAGTTTTAATATCCCCTCCTTTTACAGCGTATGATAAACCTTGCTGCCACTCTTCTGGTAATCTTTCCCAAAATGCTGTGAATATCGCTTTTTGTTGATTTACCTTAGTCTGTTCTATGACTGCTTCTAAATCTTCTAAAGTATTAGAGAATTTAAAATCTTCATCTGGTTGTAATATACCCTCTTCTGATAAAACATTGTATAGTGCAGAATAGTCTACTCCGCTTGAAGTATTATCTGCAGGATCATCATCATTCCCATTAGAAGAATTATTAGCATTAGATGTATCTAAGTCATCATCTCCATCAGAATCATCCCTTTTGTTCTGATCTTTATTATCAAGATTATCTAAGGCATCATCTGAGTTATTATCTTTGTTATCAGGATTAGTATTAGTAGGTACATTTGAATCTAAGGAGGTTTTACCCTCCCCAGACTCAAAGTCTATCAAATCCTCAAATCCTAAGTCGTCGTCGTAATTGTCAATTAACATGTAAAATTATATATTTTGAAGTGTATTTAGTAATAAGATGCTACTACTGAAAATTATTTTGGGGTTTTACTCACCTTTGATGCTTTAATCCGAGCTAATTTTTCTGCAGATTCTCGATCTTTTTTATTTTCTTCAGTTTCATGTTGCATCTGTTCTTTTTTGATAGTAATATCTGCTTTTAATTTTTCTAGTTCCATGATGTCTGGAACTTCATTATCGTTTATATCTGTATCCTCTGCCCAAGATAAAGCTTTAATCATTTCTCTTTCTTTAGCAGCAGCATCTTTTTGAGCTTGTAATTCTTTTGCATGTTGAAACTCTTGAGCTTTCATTTGCTGGGCCATCATAGAAGCTTGTTTTTGAGATTCTTGTTGTGCTCTAATTTGTTCTAATTGCTCTTGTTGTGCTTTGGATTCGGATTTTAAAATATCTATTTCTAATTCCCTAGCTGAAGTGCCTTTTAGTATCTTGATAATATCTGTAAGTTTAGCTTTATCATTCTGCAATAAAGGTTGAGCCAAGTTTTGTAGTTGTTCAAATAATCTAGTATCTTTTGTAGCATTAGATATGAATAATCCTAAGTCACAATTAACTAATGAATCAGATGGTATCTCTAAAGTTTGTAAAGACAAATCATCTAGTACATATTGTTTAGTTATAGATTTATTTTGATACGCTACCTGCGCACACTGAATTAAAGAGTTTAATACATTCTCCCATAACAAATCATGGGGTTTCATATAGACAGCCTCTATAATATTAGAAGACATGGCTATGTCAGACTGTGCATTAGTTACTGCTTGATTAGTAGGTGTTTGACCCTCAGCTCCTCTAGGAATACCAGCTACATCATTAATCTGTTCATCTAGTAAAGCTAACGATTGAAAATAAGCTAATATCTGTTGAATATTAGATCTATCTACAGCTCCACTTACTTTACCACCTCGTTGATGAGCACCCGGTCTTTCTGCATTTTGTAAAGGATTATAAAAGTCATAATCCATTTCTTCTAAATAGTATAAAGTCTTTTCAATTCCCATTATAGGGTCAATCATTGTAGTATCTAAAGGAAAGGTTTTTCCTTTATCTCTAGCAATTAATCTTTTTAACTTATGACACACCATACTATAGATGTGTTGAAACGGTTTCATACGTTGCACTATAGATATAGCTGGAGCATTAGTATTAGAATATACTAACCCGTGATAACCTAATTTTACTTTATATGGGTTATCTACTGACCTATATTGATACTTTTTAGGACCAATACAGCAATAAATATTCTCTCCTATTTTAACACCTTCCCATACTTCAGGGATATACCCCCACTCTAACGAATAATTATCCCAAACATACTCTGTAATAGTCTCCCCATAATGACCTTTAGAAGTAATAATCTCTGCATAAGGAGGTATTACCAAATCTTCAGACACCATCATAGTTTCCTCTCCATTTTCTTTTAAGAAACCTATTCTTTTTTGACTTACCCACTCTACATGAGTAACTTCTATATCATCCATTCTAAATGGGGAATAGGAACCAGCAGGAGCATTTAATCCGTATTCTTGTTCTAGTTCTGCTTTAAAGAATAAATCGGTAGGGTGGTCATCTCTAGTATTAGAACCAGAATACATTTGCTCTAATCTTTCTACATCAGACTTCGACAAGAATTTAGCAAACTTATCTAATACATCCCCTATAGTTAATTTAGTTTTATACCCAGCATACATACCGTCTTCTACATATTTAACATCTGCAGATTTATGATAAAATACACCTAAAGGATTTAATATAACTGTAACAGGTTCATTATTTTCTATACCTACCCAGACATGCTCTTCTCCAGAGATTAGCCCGTGTTTAAATGAATCATTCTTCTTATCTATTAATCTTTCTTTCTTTAAAAGAAATTGCATTAATTGGTTAGCCAATCTCTCTTTAGCGTCCATGTAAGTATAGGTCATATACTCCTCTATAGCCTCTAAAGACTTAGAAGGCTGTTGTTGCTCTTGCCCCTGTTGTTGAGGTGGCTCTACTTGTGCATAATTTTGAGTTACATAATTCTCTACGAATTCAGAAAGTAATTTCTTTTTAAATTCTAATTTAGATTTAATTCCATCAGAGTTTACTAAAACTACTTTATAGTTAAATGCTCTTTTATATTCTTGCCCAAGTAACCAGTTTATTTTATTAGGTATTTTATTGTAAGCTTTTATTTCGTCTTTATATTGACCTACCTCTATACCTAAAGCATTACAGTCAGCTTCAAATTCTGTCTGATCTATAACATTATTATACAGTAAATAAGAATTCAACATTTGAGAATGCCTAGAATCTTTTACTTTAGATTCAGTATTAAACAATGTATATGAATCCCTAATTACATAGTCTATAGTTCTTTTTGCCCACTTAAAGTCGTCTTTGATTTTTTCTTTAAACGAAAGCCGCTGCTGTGGAAACACCAAATTTGTGTCCATTATTATTAAATATTTTTTTATTATTAGCTAAAAAAGATTCTATCTCTTTTTCAATTTTATCTGGTTCAGTAATTATCGAGACATATTGGTTGTGAGTTTCATTTAGACCTATAATACACCCCATAAGACTCATTATAGCGTCAAAGTTACCGTCTAAGTTAAATGCTATAAGTTGTTTTATTGTGTATTTACACCTTAATTTATGAAGATTTCTTATTACCCTATCCCCATCTAATCCTCTTTCTTCTAGTAACCAATCTCTTAAATAGTTTATACCTTCTAATTTCATACCTCTAGAAGACATGGGGTAACCATAAACTAAACTTGGATTACTAGAAAAACTTGCTTTTTTAGTTAGAACAGTTTGAGGAGCATGAGCAAGTAAATCTAATCTTTTAATCTTTTCAAAATACTCTTTTGTATTTCCCCTTACATTTTCAAAGTATATTTTAGCACTACCATAAAATAAAGACAATTTAAATAGAGTTTCGTTTACTACATGTCGTCCTTGCCACGGTCTTGCAAAGTAAGTAGCTACAATCTCATCGTGTCCTATTTTAGTACCATATTTTTTAGTTTTTATGACGTGTATAGCACTTAACGAATCTCCAGAGGGATCATCAATAGCTTGAGGGTCATGTCCTATTAAGTAAGCTCCTTCAGGAATACAGCCATCTACAAATTGAGGAAACTCATAAATAACGACTGCACCTTCTTTAGAAGACCCCTTCCAAGGAAAATCATTAATAGGCATTAATACCTTATCAACATCTATTTTATAATTAACTCCATTATATTCAGGAGATTTAGGGTCAAAATATAACTGTACAGGAATTTCTAAAGTATCCCAAGCTTTTTTATTTTCTAATTCTGCTAATACTTCTCTAAGTTCTATGATAGGCATTATTGCCCCATCTTTAGATAAAAATATTTCAGAAGGTTTTAGTGGTCTATAAACTATTTCCGCTTCTAATAGAGCTGAAGAACCTTTTGAATTCCTTAACTTAGCTCTATCTTGTTCAAGTTGTTTTATAGCAGGTTCTTTAATAGTATTACCATTCTCATCTTTAAACTTATTAAGACCTTTGTAAGCTGGGATAAAATAACCTATTCTGCCTCTAAATTCCCACTCATCATCAAATGATAGACAATCATAAGTTTCAGGCTCATAGAATATTTTCTGTACATCCACTGTACCTGAGTCCATGTCCCCACCAGTATTATGTGTTATAAATCCATTTGCTAAATAAGTATGAGAATTATCTGTAGTTATATTATATACGTCTTGTTCTCCAATATCTGTAATTTTAGTTATGGATACTGATTTAGTATTATAGATATTAGAACATTCATAGTTTCCTATTTCACTAGGTACATAAGTAAGAGTTTTTCTATTCCAAAGTTTTTTAGGAGTAAATAATTCTACTTTATCCAAAGCATCTTGCTTATGATTACATTTTAAAGCGAATGATTTTTTAAACTGAAATACATCCTCATATTTTGATATGTACAGTCTATATATAGGTTCATTGGATTTATACCCATTTTTTCTAAATTCCTTCCTAATCGCACAATGTATCCCATATTTTAATAATAGGTACTTCATTTGATTAAGTAAAAATAAAGAAATAGAAGTTAATGTAACTTGTACATATTTATTTTTCTTTATACCTACATTTCCATCTGCATCAAAGTAACCACTAATAAATTGAGATAAAGTCTCTTTGTTAAACATATGTATGTTTCTAGGAAAACATTTATCTAATTTAGATTTACCTTCTAAATTTTCAGATTTAACTAGATTCACTATGTTCTTAACATAGTAAGATTTGAATCCGGTTTTTTCATTATATGTTTTTGTAGTTACTTGATAATTAGATTCAAAATAATCTTGTAATTCTTTTTCTAACACAGAGATTTCTATTCCGCCATGTTTATAAAAATATCCGTCCCCTACTGAGTAACCTAGTAAATAAGCATCTTTATTTTCTAAAGTTCCAAATATTGGAACTTCATTAGCTAATAGTAATCTATCAGTTAATTTTATATCTTTAGCTAATTTAAAAGTAGCAATAGATTTTTTTGATTCTCTAACTAAAATTGGATGATCTGTGGAACATTCTATAAAATTATTATTGATACAATCAATTCTTACACATGGCTTTTTTTGTGGGGGATTTATATTTACTAAATCATTAGCTTCAATATGAGCACTATCAAATCCTAATATACCATCTACAAACTTAATATTTTCAATTGGAGTAATTTCTCCATATTTATTGTATACTTGAGTCCCTTTACATACGCAACCGATGAATATAGTAGTACCAAATTTAACTTTATCTTCTGTTTGTACAGATACTAAAGCAGTATATGTCTCAATAAGATTAGGAAACATGCCTACTTCTTCTAATAAGATTATACCTGCCCTAGAACCTTGAGCAGCAAATGGATTATCTCTAAATGTAATATTTTTGATTGTAGATTGAGAGCCTACGTATTTCCAGTTACCGCCTATTTTCTTTTTATACCTAGCAGTTATTTTAGAGCCAGATTGCCATCCACCAACATATCTCTGATAAAAAGGATGTGGGTAAGATACGCCTCCTATATCTACAGCACCCGGTAAATTCTCTATTGCTATTTTTGTCTTTACAAGTACATCATCAGAGTATTTAGCATCTGCTGCCCCTACAATTACTTCTGAAGAAGTTTTAGCTCCGGGGTCATAAGTAGTTTGCCCATTAAATAAATATTCATGTCCTACCACTCAAGAGTTCAAGTACGACTTTCCAAAATCCCTAGGCCCAAGCATACATATATTCTTAGATGGATTTTCATATAAAGGTCTGCCTTTATTAAACTCATGTATCTTTTCTAAATTTTCTCTAGGTGGAATATATTTCTTTAATAACCCATTAGGTGCAATTACAGAGGGGTAATTTGCTACTAAGTAATCAGTAGCTTCAAATATACCAACCTCATTCATTTCCTTAACAACTATATTAGAAGTATATTCTGTATCTAATATAAACCCAGAGAACCCACGAGCTTCAGTTAAATACCGATGGTACTCTCACTCTATATCACGCAAAAGGGGCCTAGCAAAAGATTTAACTTTTGAGGCCCCTAGCGTTCTTCGTATTGTGCCAAAATTGGCATAAGAGTAGAGTTTACCCGGCATGTATTTGCCGGATACCCATTCTCCCTCAATACTTTTTCTTTTTTCTTCTCGTCAGAATGAAATATACTTATGAGATAAAGGATGATATTTAGGAATTTCTTTTAGTAAAAATTCTTCGTTACTTATCAAGTTTTATTTCTAACTGTTTTAAAAGTCTTCTTAATTCTGATATATTTTTTATTACTCCTTGGAATATAACTCCTTCGTAAGAATTTTGATTATAAATTATAACACTGTTTTCTTCTGGATAAAAATCTAAAAATGTATCTTTATTTATTAAATAATGAAATAAATTTTCTTTATCTTCTACAAACCCTAAAGATATAATATCATCTGAGTCTAGGTATTTAACTCTAAAGTTTTCTTTTATATAATTACCCCACTCTTCAACTTTTTGATCATATATACAACTGTATAATCCTAGGCTAAATTCTTTTATTTTTTTTCACTCTTCTGGCATAGGATAGTGATCTGAGGAAAGCTCTTGTGCAACTGTATTTATTTTAGTTTCACATTCAAACCCAACATGAAATTCAGATATATCTGGGGTATAATATTTATTAGACATTAAAATTCAGTTTGATTAGGATCTTCTGGAATATAAGTTTCATTAGATTTTAAATCCTGCGCATCTATAGTAATACATGCTGCAGTTAAAAGTAAAGCAGTAGCTACAGATACAGCTGCATCTAAAGCTGTAATTAAAACTAGAGTAGGGTCAATTACACCTCTTTCAATAAGATTTACAAATTCAGAAGTTTTAGAGTCAAATCCTTTATTTATGTTAATAGCGTTATAAACCACACCAAAAGAGTGATTACCATTTTCACATAAAGTTTGTAAAGGGGCTTTTAGTGTGTTTTTAAGAGCAATAAAGCCGGGGCTATCATTTAACATTGTCTTAGAGATTTCAGCAAAGACTGTTCCTCCACCCGGTACAAAACCTGCTTTAAGGGCAGCCTGTGTAGCTTGGATAGCATCATCAAGTCTAAACTTCTTTTCTTTTAATTCAATATCTGTATAAGCACCTACATTAATAATAGCTACTTTACCAGCAAGCATTGCAATTCTTTCTTTTAGCTTTTGTAAATCGTAAGAATGATCTGGAGGGGTTGATTCTAATTCAGCTTTAACTTCCTCTATTCTAGTATTTATAGCAGATTGATCTTTAGGCGTAACTACAAAAACAGTAGAATTTTTAGTGACAGTAATTTTATCTGCTGTACCTAGATCTGTAATCGAGCATTGTTCTAAAGACTTACCTAAGTTTTCAGTAAATAGAGTAGCACCAGTTAACAGAGCTAGGTCTTGTAAAAGTGCAGTTCTTCTTTCCCCAAATGCAGGAGCTTTGATGGCACATAATTGAAGTTGAGCTTGAATTTTATTTACTAATAAAACCGATAAAGCTTGTGATTCAATTTCTTCTGCTACAACTAATAAAGGTCTGTTTGCTTTAGCTGCAATAGTAACTATAGGTAGAATGTCTTTAGCTGCCCTTAGTTTCTTATCATAGAAAAGAATAAGAGGATTCTCAAATTCACAAGTAAGTTTTTTCTTATCTGTGATAAAGTGAGGAGATATAAACCCACGATCTATTTTAGCACCTTTAGTAAACTCTAAAAAAGTATCTGTAGATTTAGAATCTTGTGTAAGTACAATACCTTCTGAGCCTGCTTGTTCAAATGCATCTGCAATTAAATTACCTAGTATAGTATCATTATTTGCAGAGATACTAGCTATATCTTGTAAATGTTCTTTAGAAGAAATAGGAGTAGACATTTCTTTAACTGTAGTAATTACCTCATCTTTAGCTTTCTCTACTTGTCTTTTAAATTCAATTGGAGAAATAAGTCCTGATTGAATATATTTATACCCTTCATTAAATAAAGCTTGAGCTAAAACAAGTCCTGTAGTAGTACCATCACCTACTTCAGTTACTACTTTGGATGCTGCTTGTTGTAAAACTTCAGCAGCCATATTTTCAGTTTGATCTTTTAATGAAATGGATTTAGCTACAGTTACACCATCTTTAGTTATGGTTGGACTGGAATACATACCTTCAATAAGTACATTTCTACCTAGCGGCCCTAAAGTGACTTTAACTGTATTTGCAAGTATATTAACCCCTTGCTGTAATTTTTGTAATGACGACGGATTGAATTCGATATTTTTAATCATTTTTTAATTTTTTATAATAGTATTCTACAAAGTTATTATATGCCCTTTCTGCATTGGCTTTTGTAGAATAAAATCTTTTACGTGCAACTATAGAATCTGGATTTAATCTTAATCGTAGAAAAGAATCTACTTTAGGATAATACTCAGGAATTTTTACATACCCAGCTACAAACTCAAAATTCTCTCTAAGAAACTTAATTTCTTTTGTCTCTGATTTGGAATTATAGTCTTTATATTTGTGCTTAATCATTTTCTAAATTTTTTGAGTTTACAATAACGTAGTTTTTAGATGTTATTGCTTCTGATAATTGATAAATTGCATTCTTTGGGGAGTTATCTACTGAGTTATGAGGGATTAATATTTTAATCCCAGTGTTAGGGTTAACATAAACTTGATATCTTTGAAATTGCCTAGTACGTAATTTAAAGTATTTTTTCTTTCACTTATCTTCACTATTTTTTGTCTTAGTGAGGTAGTTATTTAAAGAATTTATTTTTTCTTTAAACCTAGTGTCTATAACCTGATTTATGTATTCTTCCTGATTTCTAAATTTATACTCACAGTGTTTTACCCAAGATAATAAACCTGTCAATGTAAACCACTTCGTACCCATAAATTCTATAGGAGGATTGAATTTGATAATCATAATTTATTTTTAGTTTTGCTAAAGTATGGGAGATAACCTCCCATACCAACTGTTTAGCAAAGTTAACCTATGGCAAGGTATTATCTTTAAATTATTTTGCACGAGCTGTAGGAATCGAACCCACACTCCAGCTTTTGGAAGGCTGGGGGTATAGTTTTGAAGACTACTTGCTAGCCAATTAGCACCTAGCTCGCATCTTTAATATAGCTATAGTTTGCTATATAAGTTCTTGTTCAGATATAGATTCTACTGCTGTACCTTCTAGTTTAGAATCTTCTTCTGCTACGTCTTTTAAGCAATTCTGATATTGCTTCCACATCTTTTCTGTTAAGGACATCATTTTATCTAAATCCTCATAAGTATTTAAAGAATAAGGAATAGATGCAATTAACTCTTGTCTTTCATCTAATTTAGCTTCCCAAGCATATAAATATTGTTCCGCTTTAGAGAGACAAAAATTCTTAAGAGTTTCTGAATGTTCCTTAAAATGATCCCAATCTAATTTAAAATCTAAATACTCTAATTCTATAGTTTCTCTTCTTTTTAAAAGTGGAAGATTATTATATATAGACTTAGGATGAAAATCTAATATTAAAGCCCAAATTATTTTAGATATATTATCTTCTTCATATTTCTCAATAATACTCTGAATAAACTTTTCTAAAGTAACTAATTCAGGATACATTAATAAGATATCTTCAGAAGGATTTAATTTTATTTTCATAACTCTCTAAATAAAGGAAATAAATCTGTATTAGATTTAAGCATGGAATAGAATGAGGGAGTAAGGTTACCCTTAAACTCCTCCCATTCTGAACATTCCATGAACATTTTTCATTTGCCTAACTTATCTACTTTAGAAGAACTAAAGAATAAGTGTGGGGATTTACATTTACAATGAGGACATATATTTAATTTCACACAAGATTTACATAACATCATTCTGTACATAACTTGCTCTCTAATATATTTAGGCATAGACTTCCTATTAAAATAAGCCCAGTAACCATTAAATAAATTAAAAGCATCTTGTGCTACCATAAATTAGCCCTTTGTTTTAATAACTTTTAAAGCTTCTTTCAAGAAAGTTAAAATAGCTGTTTTGTTCATTAAAGCCCATACTAAATTGAATTTAGTATCTTCTTTAATACCCGTACTAACTTTAAGAACTAAGAACAATTTAGAAATAGCATCTAAATCTCTTTTAAGTTCTTCTACAGAAAATTGAGAAGCTTTTAACTTATCCCTTAAAGATTGTACTTCAGAAGAAACTTCTTGAGCTTTTACTGCAATTTCTGGAGTCACAGCAGGGGCTATAGATTTTTTATTTTTTGTTGACATTTTTATTTTATTATAAATTAATTAACGTTAATAACTTTAGATTGTAAAGAGTGAACATCTACTTGCAAATATCCTTGAGAAACAAGCATATGAGAATTTGTATTGAAATAAAGAATGCTAGATGGGTGTTCTACTACATTTTTATATAGTGCTACTTTATCCCCAACCTTAATATCCATCATTTCTTCTTCTATATTAGCTTGCGCTTTATTCGATATTTTAACAATAGTACCAATATTCTTATACTCTTTAGTTTCTATTTTAGCTACAGGTCTTCCACCATCAGATTCGTAATCTACATAAAGTGGAACAACCACTCCATTTTCGTTAACTTCCATTGGCTTTTCTACCTCGTCTAGAAGGACTACTATCCCTTTGCGACCTAAGGGTATATAGTTGTCTATCGAGTACACATTTTTGTAATTTTCCATTATCTTTTGGATTTGATTTTATTTTTTTATTATAATAGTAATAGTAATTAATAGTTGATTTTGAAGCTCAAAGTTGTCTAAACAAATTTACTATATTGCTAGGATATTCTATTCCTTCTTCTTTACACTTCCTAAAGTATATAAGAAGTTTTTTAAGGGTCATCCTATAATTCTTTATCCACACATAAAAAGACCCTAAACCCGGTAAATGTACTGCTGCAGAATTCATAGAATAAAAATTCTTTTTTAACTCTAGAAAATAATGCGTACAAACTAATCTAATTAAAGGCTCAGGTATATCTGAAATTGCTGATGCTTTTTCATATAAATCTTCATATCTATGTAGATACATACGTAAATTTAATATTTAGAACTTCATCACTTAAAATATTATTAATATAGCTAACTATTGATTCTTTTATATAAATAACATCGTCTACATCTCTCCATAAATACTGTTTTTTTATTAAGTTATAAACTATACCATTTAAATATACAGCATTGTAATCTAAATTATACTTGTCTTTAAGTTGATTTATAACAAATCTCTTAGCGTATTTGGAGAATCTTTGGTAAACATATTTATCAGGTAATGTTAAGAATTCAGTTAAAATATGTATTTCGGTAGGAGAAAGCTTTTTAAGCTTAGAATCCGATGGAGTAGCTAAAGAAAGAATCTCTAAAGCAAGAGATATTACTTCTGATTTATTTTCTTTCTTAACATTTAATACCATAAAATTAATTATTTGCTTGTTGAGTATCTGCTGTAGAATCTATTTCAGGAACATTTTGTTCTGTGTTAGCTTCTGTATTAGGTACTTGTGCTGTATATTGAGCTAGCAACTTATCATATAAAGGGAGTACCCTAGATTCAGTTGGCATGGAAGCCAAAACCTTTACAATAAAAGCTGCTTCATTTTGGTCTACATTAAAGTTTATTATCATCTCTATCTTGTTTGTATGTGTTATAAATTCTTTCTAATCTGCTAGCGAATTCTGCTACTTTAGCATCAATATCAAATTGATTGTAGCGATCTTGAGTATATTCAATTTTTCTAGATTCAATAGCTGCTTTAAGCATAGCAGACTCATCTACACCTTCTATACTAAGAGGAAAAGAAAATCTTCCTGAACCACTTAAAACAGTATAAGTATTATTATAAGAAATAACTTCAATATGAGGGTAAGCATCATCTGTGTAAGAAACTTTCTTACTTACTACAAATTCTCTCGGTTTTTCTTGTTTTGAAGGTATTTCATACACTGCATTAGTAGCTAAATTTTCTAAGTTCTCTTTCATTGCTGCTTCTGCAGTAGAAATAAAAATTTGGTTTGTGTCTTGAGTATCTTGATTGATCATAATTATATTATTTTATACATCAAAGATACAATGAAATAACTGAACTACCAAATAAATTACGAACTATTTTCATTTTCAGGTAAAAATAATATTTCTAAAATCCTTAGCTTCATCAATAGTTTTAAATCAAAAATTAAATTCTACTGGTTTAGCATAAATAACTACTCTCCATAGTAACTCATACTGCGACCATTCTAAATCTAAAGCAGTAACAGAATCTTTAGTTACATAAGTAGAAGAATATTTCGGGATAACAGCTTTTTCTATATCTGATTCTATATCAGAATCTACGTCTTCAAAAGTCTCTACATCTAACTCTTCTAAATAATGTAAGTAATTCTTTTCTAGCTCTAAATAATTCTTTAGAGAATTAACTATTTTATAGTCTTTTAAGGAGAGATGAGTTAAATGTATAGTCATAATTATCTTTTATTTAGTAAAAAATTATATAAATCTAAGAAAGGAGTAAATGGTTTCTCTATAGGAATAGGGGCTGGTAATCCATGTATCGAATCTATATATTCTTGAAAACTTAATCCTTGCCCTATATAGGGTTTACGTAAATCATATATAATCAACCCTGAAGTTTCCATATACATTGTTTCGAGTCTATTCATAATTAGCGTTTAAAATCTAACATTCTAAATCCATAAGACTCCATAGAAGACTTATAAGTATTTTTATCTAAAAGTGGGTTAGGCATTACAGTAAGTTCAACATTACCTCCTTTAGTTGGTTTCCACTTCTTAGTTAATTCAATTACTCTAGCATCTATAGCTTCTTGAGTTAAAGGACTAATGTCTTTAAAATCACTATTAATAGACATCCATCCACCTGATCCTAAGTAATCCTCTAAGTTATTGGACACAGAAGTATCACCTTGAGAATTACCACGAAAAGCAAATATGCTTGGTTCTGTTTGAGCAGGAATATACACTTTATATGTATTCATTATTATATTTTTATACCGTTTATACAACATATGTCCATGTGCGAAATAAAATCACCTTCTTTCTGAGGTAAGTGACATGGACAGTCGCATTTAGATTCCTCTTTCTCATTCTGAACTTCTTGTGTAATTTTACTTTCCACATCACAAAGTTTCTTTGTTAAAAGGTCTTCCATATCTATTAACTTTAATTCCCATCTATATATTCCTGTATCATCATGCTTATTAGGACTACCTCCTGTCAACCCAATTAGAGGTTGATTAGTTATTTTATCTGTATCTGAAGGTAATACTTCTTGAGTATTGCCAGCACTAAAATCATAATCAAAAATAATTTCTAATCCGGGAATCTCTTTAATTATATCTGTAATATCTTTATCTTCCATGTTAATTAACAATTTAAAAATCTATATAAATATCTTTCTGAAACTTAATATTCACTCCTTGACTCCACCTAATAAGAAACATATAAGAAACATCTTTTCATGTAGTATCAATAATTACTCCATAACTAGGAGAATACCTGTAATGAAATCGAGTATCTTTTAAAGTATTAACACATCATTTAGCGTAACTAGGGTCATTCATAGTAACCCATTTAAACTCTTTACCACTATGTTTACCAAACTTTAAAATACTATCATAAAAAATATAATACTTAATTTTTGACTCAGAATTTTTCACTACTATATTTAATTTGGTTGTTTTTTACGAAGCAACTCTAAAAAGAACAATAATGTCTTTTCGTTAGATTCCTCTGGTTGCTCTATTATATCTGTAATAGATACATATTCTGTTGCTAATTTAAATGAAAATCCTTGCATGTTAGATGAAGTAGGGTCAACTGCCGCTAAACCCCCAGTGGTAATTATACTGGTTGTTGATTGCATCGTTATGATTATTTGTGATTTATTAAGATTCGTTTAAGTCAGATAATAGAAATCCCTTTAGAAAAATAAGGCTTTTAACTTTATTTACTCTCTTTGTGGATGTCTTTAGTAATCCGAAATTTTTAAGATAACTTCCAATAGTCAGTGCTCTCGGTCTCGGGACAGTTAATAACGCTTGTCAATTCAAGCAAAACCAATTCTACTTATGGCGCGTCTGTCCTCGCAACTACCTTTATATATCTATCTTATATACCCCGGTTCCTCAGCTTATGTGTACTTACCACCCGTGGTAGGGAACTGGCGCTAAACGACTATCAGGTGTTGCTTCTCCAGCTCGCTAGTGCGAAGATACATATAATATATTATACTACCAAATAAAAGTGAAAATATTTTTAAAATAGAATGTATTTTAGTAATAGTTTGCGTGTATGGTTATAGTAGTTTTATAGTGTGTATAGTAATGGTATCCTAAAAATA